TCATCATCATCATCATCATCAAGGCTGATTGCTTGAGCAGATGCCTTCTTGAAGTAATCAGCAGCATCATCCTCTTTTTCAGTCTTGACAACAGCAACCGCTTGGATTGGTGCAACAAGAATCACAGGAACAGCAACGGCAATGTTCGCCGATAGGCCGTATTCGCCTTGCACTTTAGTAGTGATTAGAGCGAGGATTTTGGAGTATTTGCCGAACTTCAAAGCGATATCTGGAGAGCAAAGTGCATTGAGCATCAGAGATTCGCCCGATTCGATTGCTTCGAGAGTCATGGTTGATTCATCCTTCAACAGTATTTTGCCGAATTGGTTGCCAGCACGAGAGTTCTGAACTCCAGAATATGACACGGTTGCTTCAATCAAACGGTAATCGTTGCGGCCTTTGGAAAGGTCGTCTTCAAGGTCTGCGATATCGACAACATCATATGTGTCTTTGAGCAATTGAACTGAATCGGCGTGAGCATATTCTTCTTCGACGAATGAGGTCAATCCTGTGAGAGCCTTCAAATCAAGCGAAGGTGCATCCAGATTGCGGCATGAAACGCTGACTTCATAGATGCCATCGACTTCAACATCATCACCAACAGAAGCATCCTCATCCCATAGAGACATGGAGAATAGTGCGGCATCCATTTCATCGTCGCCATCCATCATAACGGCTTGGCCGAATATGTTGCAGACAGGTCGTGGATTGCCAGATGCAGCGCCAATGGTGCTGTGAGATACCGACCACACTTGAACGTGAGCAGCGTATCGCTTTTGGCGAAGAATTGAAGTCAAATCGGTCAGGACAATATCGGTCAAGAATGCTTGAGCGACTTCTGATGCAAGTCCACCAAGAGAATCAATGGTCTCCTTTAGAGAAGCGTCGTGGGATTTTCGATTGAACATATCAACCACAGGAGATGCGTCTTTGAATATCCCATTGGCAATCCCACGCTCAATAAATGGCATGAGTCGCTTGGATGCTGTCGGAGGCAGGGCGGTTGTTGCAGTCTTGTTGGCTGACATAATTCACCCAGAGATTCCCCACCCTTATGAAGCCGAATAGTCTGGGTCGAGGGTGTCAAGGTGTGCATTCGCAATCTGTTCCCACAGGTCGGAATCGTCTGACTCAAGCGAAGTCTGGGCTATTGTTTGAACCTTCTTTCGCACCTTATTCTTGGCCTTGAGAGCATCGGTCGCAACCGCTTTCACGTTCAAATTGAGCCACGAGCAGCGTGAACCAAACAATGTTGGCTTATGTGGGCTATCGCCAACAATATCATAGAGAACTCCTTTTGAAGTATCGGTCAAGTATGATGGGAGAATCAACGACCGCCAAACCAGCGAATCGGCTTTGGTCAAACAACCAGCCTGCTTCAATAAATCAGCATCTCCATCTCGAAGTGTCGATTTCATAATCGCTGGGAGGGCATCCTCCAGAATATCGTTGAAGTCGGCCATTGTATTATTCAGATTCTTGCGAACCGCTTCGATAAATAATGGTGCGAGCGCATAGTTATCCATCAATCCTGTTCGGGTCTTGACTATGTTCCATGTCTTTCGACCACCTCCACGACCACCTCCACGACTCTTAACTTCGACCAAGCCCGCATCCTCCAGCGTTGGCAGATGCTTCTCCTTGAGGGCGTTCTTAGAGCATGAGAATGCGTGAATGTGCAACCATTGGAGAATGTTATCCTCCGACAATCCTCGATTGCTGTCAACCATTTTCTTCAGTTCGTTGAAAACCATCCACGAATCCTCTGGAACTCCAGACAGGCTGGCTCTCAAAACCAAATCGCAAAGAATCAGACCTGCAACATTATCCTCTATCGAACTCAATATGAATACTTCATCGTTTGATTCGTGTGTCGGTCGTTGATTCTGATGCAGAAGCGTGATGGTGTCAATAATCGACAACACTTTGGTGATGTCTCGTTGGTGCTGTGCCGATGTTGATGGAAAAAAGTCAGCCATCAATGGTGCGAATATATTCCGAACTCGTTGGTTTTGTAATTTCAACATGGATGCTTGAAGCAGATGCAAATCGGGATGAAGTGATAATTCTTCTGGGCGAGCCTTTGCTCGGAGAGTATTGAAGACAACCGCTTCAACCTTGTCAGGTGTGGTGTCAGGAGTCATTAGTAATTGACGGGTGATTTGTTCTTCTTCACTTGGATTGCGAGTCGTCAGCGTGATGAATGAAGGTTGGCCACGAATGATGAAATCACGGGTTTCAATCTCGCCGGTCATTTCATTCTTGATTGGGGTTTTCCGCAGCAATTCTTTATCATCACCAGACATCAACGGCTTCATTCGGCGCATGAATTGAAGAGATTCATCCTTTTCCAGAATCACGATGCAGCGATTCCCGACATTGACGATATACTCACCATCGTCGCTCACTTCGTCATAATCATATTTCAGAGCCTCTTTGGATGCACCGGCCAAGACCATGCACATTGACTTGGGGAATCCATTCCGAGCCGTCAATGTCAAGTATGTTTTTCCAGATGATGATGCGCCAATCATCTCCAGATTCAAAGGATGCTCGGTCTTGCATGACAGGAAAACCAAGAATGTCAACAGCAGGTTGGCATCATCACCAATGAATGGAGTCAATCGTGAACTGTGAAGAATCTCATTTATTCTGTCCAGCAGATTTTTTTGGTTCAGGAACGTATCAACCGTATTGGAGTCAATAACACCTAATGACGAACTGCGGCCTTCATATTCATTTTGCTCAATCTCGATTCTATCTGGCATTGCTGCTGGAACATAGTCGCCATTTTGAAGAGAGATTCCGACCGACAATCCGGCGGTGATGAAATCGGATTTTATTGAATCCTCTAATTTCAATGCCTTCGCCAATCGTGCGAGAGAATGCTGTGAGAGGACATTGAACTTGCCAAGTGGCTTGCCTTCATATTCGGCGGTGAAGTCCATCCGACCCTTCGCAGATGATAGGAATGTGAATGCCATATCGAATCCAGCGATAGTCGATTCATAGCGGCTCGCTGCATCTGCAGATTGCCTAACGATTGGCTTGCTCGGTGTAGCATCTGCATCCGTCATGGATTAGACGGGTTTCACCCACCCTTATGAAACCGAATCAGATTCAGAAGGTGCGTGGGTCCACGCCAACGAATGCGACTTCTTGGTTAAGAACATCATAGACGACGAACTCGGTTGTTCGGTAGCCCCACCATGTAGTAGTGTTGCTGTTCATAAAAGTGATAGTGTCGGTGATGGTTTTGGATGATAGTGAAGCGATTGCTTGAGACCAGACGATTTGCTCGCCATCTGCGCTCATGTGCAATTTGGCACGGTTCGCAGCGTTGAACTTCTCTTGGTCAGCAACGACCATAACGCCAGCGACTCGGTATTGCTTCTTGGACTTCGACTTCATTGCCTGTGCAATCATAAGGTCGAGGTTGTTGGTTCGGGCGGAGTCAGTTTGTTGGCTCATATCCTTGCGTGAGCATCCCCCCTTATAAGAGGTTCGGTATATCAATGGTTCTGTTCTTTAATTGTCCAGCCATCGAATCGCATCGGATTCACCGATGCCAAATGGATTCCACAGGAATGTTTGCCACGATGAACTCTCAAATAATTCGGATGGCGTTCAATCGGTTCCAATCGGAACTCCCAGATTTCAGCAATGACATTGCAGGTTGGACAAACAGAATGCGAGCGTTTTGCCGAATGAATATCTCGCAATTGGTCTTCACCATCCCAAGCAAAAACCATTGCTGGTGGGATTTCATTTGAGGTCAAATCGGTCATAGATGTTCGCCTTTCATTCGTGCTGGGAGAACGTGAGAACGGTTGCATTTATCACAGCAATATCCACCTTTGGATAGGGAATGTCCGACACCAGCAATGTGTCGATTGATGCCCTTGAAAGACCGCTTGCATAATTTACAAGTATAACTTTTCCAGCCTGACATTATCGCCCATCCTCCATTCGTGCTGGGTATTGCAGTTTGGCATTCATCTGTTGACCGCTTGGTCTGGAATCCCCCATTGGAACAATCATCCAGCCCTGTGAATGAGCGTATTGAACCATGACATTGAGAACTTGACCGTTTATTGCTCTGAAAAGTTCAGGACTCAAGGTGGGTTCGCAGAAGTCAATCATATAGTATTGTAAATCTGGAATCACGCCTTCACCTCCTTCGATAATAATTTGTCAACAACGGTCTGTTGACCTGTCGATATTGACCGGCCTTGAGCGAATCGCCCCATCAGAGATTGGATGAAATCGGTCTCCCACTTGTTCAATTTTCCTGTGTTTTTCAAGGCCATTAGACGTTCTGCAACGGGTGGCAATGGAATATCAAGACCATTGGCAATCATATGGCGAGCAACGAGTTCTTCACGGAATCGGAGATAACCTCCACGCAATGCGGCGATACCTCCCTCATCTCGGATTTTACTTTGGACTCGACCAACCATCTCCTTCTCCCAAGCATTTAATTCGTCTTCAATGTCAATGCTCAATTCGATGAATGTTTCTGCTTCTGCAGCCCATAGATTGCGGTTCTTTGCTATCTGTTGAGCGAAGTTCGCCGATGCTTCGTGGTTGCGCTCGGCTCGCATTCTTGCTTCTGCCTTGCGTTGCGTTATACGCACATTGTATGCGGAGAGTTCTTTCTCTGCATCGAACATGAAATCATCCCATTGGCGGCGTTGCTTTGGACCCAAGAAGCCATACTTGACTATCCGATTGAGAACTGTTCTGGCCAATGACTTTGAAACCTTTCGAGAGTTCATCATTGACTCATATCGCTTCAAGTCATTCATAACATTTGGATATGAGGCTGCGAACTCTTGCTTCTTGAACTCGGCCTTTGCTTTGGTCATGTTCTCTTTCAGGAATGCCGACTTCTCTTTGTCATTCAATACTCGACCTGTTGCTGGGTCTCGAATCTCGATGTAGCGGTGAACACAGGTGTTCCCAATCATTATTTCAGTGCCATTGACTTCATCGACTAAAACACAGTTCTCCACGATTGGTGCGTGGCCACATAATTCACATTTGTTGGTGTGGCCAAAGACCGAGCGAGAGTAATTCCAATCGGTGCTGAAATCATCATAACTGCGAATGCCACCATCATCTGAAATGATGTTTGAAACCTTTGCCAGATTGCGAATCACACGGCGTTCATATGCCTTTGCTCGGCCTGATGCCAATGCCTCATAGAGTTCGTGTGGCATATCGTGAGCAACCTGTTGGGATTTCCAGCGGCGAGCCTGTCTGGTGAGAAGTGCGCTCATATCATTCAACCTCTTTGTTGATTGTAATTGTCATAAATGGTTGGTTTTCAATCGGCAATCCATCATCATCCTTATGGAACTCTATTGCCAATTCAACCGAACCAAGTGCCACTTCAACCGGCACGATTCGTTGATTCGCAAGCAACAACAATCTGTCTATTTCATCAGATATAACCCGATGAAAGTTCGCATCTATTTTGCATCCTTTCAAGGTGTGTCGTGTCGTCATTTCAAACACCACCCATATCGTGGCAAAATACTTCACGGTCTTTGAAGTCAAAGTGGTTGAATAATCTCCAGCAAGAATCAATCCTGATGAAATCCATGTTGGATATGGAATCGGCTTCATGGATATTCCCCATGAACCAATCCAGCACATTTGAATCGTTATGTTCGTCGGTTTTTCCAACCATGACTTCTCCATCATTATCGGAGACCCACCCCATGCAATCGTATTGCTTTTTTAATATCCACTTAAACATCTCATTCATCTCCTTGTTCGTGTGCGAGTCTGCTGATGCTGACCTTTTGATGTTGATTGACACGCTTGATATTCTTGTTCACATGATTCGTGCATTCGTGCAATGATTCGCTCTGGAATACTATATTCCCATTCAATTTAACTGTCCATTTCATTTGCTTTCATCTCCTGTGGTATTTGTCAATGTGTGGTCATAGATATAGTGTCCATATCCATTCACGCTCGCCCAATCGGCAAGGGTCTCAATTAGACCAGCATCTCCTTCAGCGGTTTCTTTTTTACCGTCAATAATGACTACGATTGTCTTTTGCATTTCAATATCCCTCCATGTAGTATGTGCGAACTTCATATTGTCCGTCGCCTTCTTTGACTTGATAGTATCGTTGGACTCCATGACAAAGGTATGCAATCGCATCGTCTTTGTTCTTGAATCGCATTTGACTCCATGCGAATCCGTCAGTTCCCACTTGGTTGAATCGGTATTTTCCTGTTCCAGATACATTACAAAGTGAACCAAACCAATCCTCATTGTTCCAATGGTTCAATGTGTTGTAGTGCGGTTCACCGTCTGGAGTGTATTTAATCTCAACATTTTTCAGTTCTTCAATTCGGGCTGTGTATAGGCGTGAGTGGAACATATCATTCATCTCCATCTCTTTCAGCAATCATTTTAGCAAACCTGTCATACAGGTCTGCGCCTTTTTTCTGTGCTTCTTTATGTTGTTTCATAGAACGGTATATTCCGCTTTCTGCAATAGCCATGCGGCGGGATTGTTCGTCGGCTTCTTTGTCGCTCATGTTTGTCGCACCACCATCACCCTTATCAATACTTCTGTTCTCCACTTAGCACACCAAACCATTCATATTCATAACACCAGATGGCGTTTCAACCACGCTGGTGCTGGTTGGATTGCATTCCTGAACCACGAAGGCAAGAGATGTCCGTTTAGTCGATAATAGCGTTCCCACGATTGGTCGAGGATGAACAAGTGGCCAACATCATCTGGAGTTCTGTTGATTCTCCCAGCACCTTGAACCAATTTCAAAGTGGTTGCCACATTGAACCACGATTGACATGGTTTAGGACAAGTGAATGATGAGCATAGATTTCCACTGTATTTGTTCGGAGGTTCATAGGGGCATTTAGGTGTGCCTTCGTGTTCTCTTCGCCATTCATGCTCGTCTTGTTCCATCCTTTGAGCGACCTGTGGGTCTGGTGTGAATAGATATGGTATTTTGGATATGACCAACCATTCCGCCAGCCTGCCCTTGAAGTCGAATCCTTCGCCGACATAGGTTGAAATGAGAACTAAATCATCACGCTCTGAAGTGAAGAACTTATCAAGCGCAAGTGAACGTGCATGGCCGTTTGAATCGTGAGTTATGATTCGGTCTCCAAGACCGGCTGCTTGTAGCCCCTCGACCAATCCTTTGCGGATTGCATGGGTGTGAGGGAGGACAACGCCTCGCTTATCTGGCCACTTCTCCATGATTGCTGCGATTGCCTTGACCTGACGAGGAATCGACTTCTCACGGCGAGCATATGACATTGAGCCTGTTGGTGCATAGTGAACATTGAAGTTCTCCTTTGGGAATGGCGATTCTGTGATTCGGATGAAGAGAGTCTTTTGGTCGGAGAGTCCAAGCCCAGCCAAGAACTCGTCAACATTGAGAATTGTTGCAGACATAAATATCCGCTGGCGGCTTATTGACTCCAATATATCCGGTGCTAATTTGCTGACTCGAATCGGTTTAACAATGAGAACTCGGTTGCCTCTTCTGTCATGGTCGAGTTCGACCACTACATCATTTGGCACAGCAAGCAATTCCAGCAATGTTGCAGTTCGTGAAATAATTCCTCGCATTTCATCCACGAGATTCACGTTCTCATCCTCTTCTGCACTTGTCAAAGTCTTCGTCGCACCCTCGTGCAATTTGGTTATATCGTCAACCCAATCGGCTGGGTGATAGTGCATTGGGAATGGAGTCTTTGCCCCAAACACACGGTTGAAATCCACTTGATTGACACGAACCTCCATCAAGCCCATCAGGAATCCCTCCATGCCGTGAGCCTCGTCGATTATGGCGAAGTCTCGTTGACCAAATGATTGGTCTGGGGATTTGATAACTCGGAATAAATATGCTGGATTTGAAAGGGTGATTCTTGCATTTACAGCCTCGAACTTCTGTGCATAATACGGACAAGGGTCGGCTTCTTTGGTGTGTGGACACCGCTTCTTGCCAACATAACATGGACCCTTATCGGCAGTTCCAGAATTAACCCAGCAGGCAAAATTGGAACGGCCTTTGACTTCTTTCAAGGCATGGCCATAATCACGCTTGTATTGGTCTGCAAGGCCAAGAGATGGAGTCAGGAGGTATGCGGATTGAAAACGGTTTTGCACGGTCATAGCGATTGCTGATTTGCCGATTCCTGTGGGTGCTTCAATCACGATGTTGTCGAAGTCGTCATTATCCAAAGCCCAATACATAACCGACAACGCATCGTCTTGATATTTTCTTGGGGCTGGCATCGGAAAGTGCGGTCTGACTTGTTCCCATTCATCGGGCAGTTCTGCACGAGAGGGAATGTCGATTCTCACGATTGCCATATCCAAGACACCAGCATCCCACCTTAATCAATGGAATCACCCCCTATGCTCATACACATACATATTGACTATCGTATATGTGTTCTAACACCCCTGTGGGTTTGATTGATTGATATAGCCCCCCTATGGGGGGCTAATGATGCAGATGGATTGCAGGGCTTCTATCAATGCTTATTGAGTATCAAATCAGAATATCAATTCAAGCGAACCATCCGTATGATTCCCAGAGCGCACGAACCTCGTCTTTGTCGGAGTCCGATAAGTCGGATTCAGCGAGGTTCGATTCAGCCGTAGCGATGAACTTGTCAGTTTGAGGAACGAAGAAGTATGGGCGTTGCTTGTAGCCCTTCTCATCGCCTTGCATTGGGTGTTGGCATGACATGACTGTCCAGCCTCGTGGCTTGTCCGCCATAGCGACACGAAGGTCAGTAGTTCGGCAAACGAAGGTCGTGATGCAATCAATATCATCGCCATAAAACCCAGATTGGTCTGGGAATGTGCTGAATCCACGATAGTGCATAATTCCATCCTCAACGGTGTGAGGGTATTCGGCTTCATAGTCTGGTTGTCTGTTAATCATTTTTACTGCGTATGTCATTCTGTTCATCTCCTTTTTTTATTTTCAATAGAAGTTCATGTCCACATAGCAATATGCCAAGTGGTCAATGAATCCGTGAATTGCGTTTGGGTTTGAGAACTCAATTTTGCGAATCATGTTTGCGATGTTCTCTTGTTCTTTTGCTGGTGCAACATTGAGAACCATGTCGATAACAGCGGAGGATTCAATCATGTGGATTGCTGACCTGTCGCCAAAGTCATACACGAAGTTCACCGTGATGATGCGTTCTGGGAGGTTGCGCTCGTTGAAGTATGTGCGGAGGTATTGGCTGCTCATATACAGTCGTGGGAGTTCCCCCTTATAGTATGTTCGGAATCTCAATGGTTTTGTTCCTCGATGTATTTGGTAATTGGATATTGAGTTCAATATCAATTTTCACAGCCCGTCTGGATAACCTGCGATTCCTTCACCTTTCGTTTGAGAATCTCCCATTTGCATTTGAACTCCGCCAGCCGATGGATAATACAAATCTGCGCCTTTATGTCCTGTTCGATACCATGAGGTTTCGTTGGTGAACCATCTCAAATCAATCTCTGACGCATCATATCCCCAGAATCGTTGATAGCGCAATTGAGTCGAATGGTGTGGAAAATCCTCTTGACCGGCCATTGTTTGAGCCGAGCCAACAGGACTCCAAGTGTTGTTGGCGTTATCCCATCGGAGAGATGGCACGGATAGCCAGCGGATATTGATTGAGCGTAATACGTTCGCAGTCGTGTCGAACTCAATCGACGGAATCCAGCAATGCAAAATATGTTGATATTCACGGCCTGTGGTTGAATCCATGTATGGTGGATATGGTGGAACAACCGCCCCAGACCAATTCGGTGAAATGTTTGGCTTGATGAATCCACCCAGATATGGGGTTTCGACCCCGCTGACGTTCAGTTTGCCCGTTGGAGTCGCCGCCCATTGAAGTGGACCCAGCGCCGATTGTCTGACCTGTGGAGAAGCAGCATCTCGATACACTTCTCCGAGTCTCCCATCGTCTTCGCCAATCATACTGAAAGTCATTACCAGATGAATGTTGCCTTTTCCATCCGTGCTTAAAGTCAAATCTCGATATGATGGGTCAACGGCTTTCAGTTCGCTTGTTCCATTATACACGGGTCCACGCCAGACCGTTATGTGATTGCCAAGTCCATTGATTGCATCGTATTGTTCAGCAAGTGTCTTGCGAGTATCAAAGACGGTGAGAAGTGTTTGTCTTGGTGCGAATGTTTTGGCCAACGAGGTGTCTCTATCATCCTTGCACGACACGACCAATGCTCTATCTCGCTCATCTATGATTGCGTCATAATACACGACATTGTATGGCTCAAGAGTATTCTTTGCATCTGGTGGCAATCCAACCACATGATAACATCGTTTGGTGTCGAATGCGTATCTCCCTGATGGGTCGTTTGACAATACATTTGGGCTTATTCCTATGTTGGCATATATCGCCGAATAGTTCCTGTCAGCAATTCCAAACGATTGGATTGGAAAACCTCGATAAAATACAACAGGCAGGTTGTCGCCACGAAGACAAACCTTTGGCTCTGCGTTGAAATTGGTGTAATGTGGACCCACCGATGCTTGGTTGAGCGTAGTATAGCCAGCATCAGGAATCGAGCCGTGAACCAATTGCCACCTATTGTCGTCAGGCCGTGCTGTGGAATCCAATGGAACCCAATCGGCGAATGATGGTTCACTATCCAATTTACAAGTATAGAATATCCTTGTCGATTGAGGCAATCCTGAACCACCAACGGTGGATAGAACTTGGACAACGGCGAGATGCAATTTGTCTTGAGAATCGCACACGAGAGATGGTTGCCTCAAATCCCATCGAGTTCCTCCCGATTCTGTTGTTCCTGTCAATCCAGATTGAATCAACACGGGTGTGTGAACTGACCAATCCCAATCATAAACGGGTTCTGGATTGTATGTTGACATGGTTCTTTCAGCCTTATGATAATACAGTTCATGCGCTTGATGGCTTGGCACATCATTTGGATTTGGATGATATTCAATAACCGCATGGAGAGTTCCATTTGAATCGGAACAAAACGCAGCCCCCATGACTCGGCCTTTATGGTATTCACCTTGACTCATCCCAGCACCAACGGATGCCAATGTGGGTCCACATTCATCCTTGCCACCGAACACCGCAGCGTCTTGGTCTGGTTTCATTGCTCTGCGATTGTAAAACAAATCCGCATGAATTGGCTTTTTCAAATGACACCATTGGGGGAGATTGAGCGACCCAGATTGAACCGACCTGTGGAATTGGAATTGGTGAAGAGTTCCATCTGGAGTTCTGACTATACGTTGGCCATGACCGAGACACTGTGGACCCGAACCACCGGCCATAGTCGCCGGACCCTTCAAGTTCTCACCATCCATCGAGGATTGTGTTTGAATCATGTATGGACCCGCAACCGCATCCTTATACCCAATACCTTGAGCCGATACGATTCCGCCAGAATCCCACATTGGTCGAGAACTTTTCGATACATGAACGTCAACAGACGACATCAATTGTTCTGACACAGCAATCATATCGTGCCGACTCATTTCCTTGATTCGACCAAGCATCATTGGTGAGTATCGGCTATTTTGAATCATAGATAGGTCATAATCGGTGTTGGGGAGAATTGGTATCGCCGCAGCATGAAAGTGGTCGGTTGGATGGTCTGACCAGAATGCCTCAAGCCCATATGAGCCACTGACAATGGGTCCGTGAACTCTCGTGTATGCACCAAGCCCAAGAGTCTTGGCTGGCTTTGCACCACCCGTTGGCCACATTGGTTTATCCCATAGATTAGTTCGCAAGAAGTATTGACCAGCAACGGGTCGTGCTTGACCTGCTGGAGATTCCCCACCGAGTTCAAATCCGGTGTTGAAAGTCGCAGCACCGAGCAAGTGAATGTTGTCAGTTCGGTGGAATGGAGTCTCCATTTCAAGTTCAAGAGAATTGCGCCCTCCGGCTCTCGCTCGCACATGGACAGCAGGAGGCTTGAGCAAATGAATCGGCAAATTGTAGCCAACACCACCGTGAACTTGTTTGAAGACTCTATCGACACGGTATGGATGCAATTTGGTTGAGATTCCATAGTGGAGGGGTCCGTGATGCGACCATCCACCTTGTCCACCCCGCATCAATCGGTGGCCTTCTGTTCCATGAAACACGAATGGAATTGTAGTTCCACCAAGAGTTATTGAAGTCCAAAGCATCTGCGCTTCAATCGTTGGAGGATTGAAGGGGTTGTATGTTCTCACCAATGAAGTTCCAATAATCTGGAATGGAGGCTCTCCGGTGTTGACATATTCTTGGTCGAGAGCAAAATAAGTCGATTGCGCTGGGTCCATTATGTTGGCGAGAACTTCTGTCAAACCACCACAGGTTCTTGGTGGATTCAACAATTGTTCTCCTGTTCCACCGGCTTTGTATGCTCTGAATGATTCAAGGTTCACAGGATATGTGATGGCTGAACAATCGAGAGAATATGCAAATGCTGGTGCGTATGGATTCGCCCCTCCAGCATTATCGTCAATAATATCTCCGAATCCAGCGAATATCCCTTGCTCGGTTGGAACAATGACACCACCGATTGGTGGTTCTGCTTCTGTTGATTCTGGCGCATCTGAAAAGAATAAAGTGTTATCTCCGAATGCTGCTGGGTCATAGAGGCCACGAGGGAATGACCAACCAGACCACCCAAGTTCTTGGTGAGGATTCGCACCAGAGCCAAAGTCAGCAAAGCCGATTGTCGTTGCCACGAACCGAGTCAATGTCAAAAACGCAATGCGCTCAACCGACCATGCGCTCACAGGCTGGCCGAGATTTGCATTGATAAATGGCAAAGCAACGCTCAAAGTTCGTGCTGTGGTAATCGGCTGAATCTGCGGGAATCCAGAACGGATAGTTCCAACCGTATTGGACCCAATAATTATATTTTCGATGAATGGCAATGAACGTGGTAAATGTGCAAAAGTCATTCGGCAATCGGGATATGAACCATATGTGATTGGAATTGCTTGTTGTCCAGATTCGGCATACCAATATGAGATTCTTGCACCTGACCACCAAGTATCTCCATCAACCCACATTTGGTTGGCGATAGTATCTGGAACTTCTCCATCTCCCATAGGAATGGTCTCCCATCGAATATCAAACAACGCTCGCCCACGCTTGGCGAGTCCTGTTTGTTCATCCTCTTTGACATCGGTGAACATCAAAATCAACGAGCGAGCCTGTGTGTTCGCCATCAGTTTCGACCATGTTGGATATGCGGAGAAGTTATCGCTCTTGGGAGTCGAACCACCTGACCCATTGACGGGTGATGGTGCGCCGGTTGGTTCGGGAACTACATCTCCAGATGCTGGGTCTGAACCATATCCCGATGGATTGTCGCTTTGACCACCATCAAGTGGAATGCACTTGCCACCAGATTGGTAATATCCAGCAGGACAACCGCCCGTGTCAAGGTCAGGATTCAAAGGATATTTGATGTCAACCGCTGGATAATCATTCTCGGTTTTGATGTAGTCGATATGCACCGCCGCCATAGCCATCCGACCATCCTCCATGATTCGCAGGCTGGAACAATGAAGCGTTGGGTGATAGATGGGGAGAGGTGGAGATGCAGCCTGTGATGATAAAGGATGAACCACCGCATCCTTCTCTTCACGACCCAAATATCTCATCATTTCAATCTGTGGCATAACCCAATCGTGGAGATTCCAGACCGCACCGATTCCGATTGCAGTTCGTGATATATTCAACAAGTCGGTGGATGCTCTCGTCATGGTGTCGCAAGAGGTATCATATGCCACCGATACCACTGACTTTGGGAACATATCCTTGATTGGATTGCTGGCAAATGTGGTGTCTTTAGTCCAAAGAGGGTCGAGGGTCGGCGAGTATCGCCACACCATCAATTCAGTTCCCTTTGGTCGTTGAGGGGATGGAGTTCCATCTGGCCATATTTGACCATTGCCAAACACACCAAATGTGGTGTGGCCATCCTTCGTGCCGGTGGCTACACATAGGTCATGTGAGTCAATGAAATCAGCCCCAACAAAGAGTTCACCTTCATAGATGGAGGCATCCCAGAGATGTGAAATCCCACCTCGTTGATAGAATCCACCAGCCTCGATGGCGGCGCATAATTTTGGAATCCGAGTATTCGAGTCGGCCAATGCTATCGGTCGGAATGGTGTCGCTTGGTGAAGACCCCAACCTTGTTGAGCATATTCACCATCGGTGAAAGAATGACGAGGGATGATGGATGCTTTACAATCAAAATTGGTGGCATCCAAACCGGCCATAACTCCAGCACCAGATTCAATAAATATCTGTTCCAGATTGGTCGGGTCAATTCTGAAAATAGCGTGATAAATAGTGCATGGAATGTCTTGATAATTAGCATCAATGTGTAGTCGATTTGACATCGGCGCATTCCTGTTCGTTGGTTGACCAATGTTCGTGTTCGCTGGGTCAGTATCGGCAACCGCAGCAGGAACATTATTGGGGTCAATAACCGATACCAGAACGTGATAATCCACGATTGGCTTGCGGAATGTTTGGTTTGGTGCTGCGGGATTGGCTGCTAATTTTGCAGCACCGGCAGCAACAACCACATCGGTGTAGCCAACAATTGAGGGAATGACTTGAACTTTGGTTGGAACTCCATCTGCAATCCAACGGCCTGTGCTGTATTCTAAATCAATCGACTCTGGCGAACCAACCGAACACGCATTCGAGCCAACAATTTTAGTGGCTCGACCCGCCCCTTTACGTTCGATTAGCCCATTCCCAAATGGCTTGGCGGTGGTATCGCCAACCGCTGGGGCTTGACTTGGCAATCCCGACCCATCATCTCTGACACGACCAAAGTTCCGAACCCATGTGTTGTTTGCATTTGTTGAGGCTGGAACAGTGTGTCCGATTCCTCGACCTGCATATGTCTTGACCATATCGGTCATTGGCATGACTACTAAACCATCGGTTCCATAGAGATAGGGTTCGGGTCCAGTATCAATCAATGGTGTCTGGTTTCGTCTGGCCGTCATTCCACTATGAACTTGAATGTTAATCCCCGCATAGCCCTTCGAGGTGGTGTCGTTGGATATTGCACCTTGAATCTGGGTCGGGTCGGTGTCTCTCGTTGGTGCGAAGAATGCGCTGGCTACAATCACACCTTCATATCCAATCAAACCTGCTGAATCGACAACCACACTTGCGCCCAAATCAACACGACCAAGAGTCGTGTTTTCCTTCGATTGAGGTGGGGCTGTGCCATTGGATATTGCATCGTGTGTGAGGATTTGTTGGATGGTGTCTTCACCACTGAACGCAGCATTGGCATGGCGAGCAGACGCTTGACCCATCACTGACCAGCCTGTCAATCCATCTGGCATTGAAATGTCTTGACCCGTTTCAACGAATGGTTGGTCTGTTCGGAGATTTATGACCCAATGAGATGAGAATGTATGTTCGTCTTCGGTGAAAGCGATTCCACACGTTGTCGCCGTTGACAATATCGGACTCGATACAAGCGTGGTTTGGAACTGTGAATTGTGCTTATCTCCATAAATTATCCCAAGACCATTTGATGGAATATCGCCAGCAACACTGTGGGCTATGTTGGCCACTTGAGGACCCCCAATCCATGTGGATTCTGTGCTGGAGAATGTTCCTTCAACGAATGGCATTCCGGCCATCTGGTCAAATTGAGATGTTTGAGACCTTGATGTTTGAGACCAAGTGTGATTCCCAGCACGAGCCGATGTGTAGCCTTCTGTTGGATGAGATGTGAATTGACCCGCTTCTGTAATCGACAAGCCTCCAAATCCGCAAGTTCCTTTCACTTGTTCTGGATAGTGGCGACTCGCCCCAATGTCTTGACCTGTTTGTCCTTGAAGCAAATGCCCTCTCGCATGATTCAATCTGGGTGCGGTTGTTGCGATTCGCAATCCAAACGCTCTTGGGATTTGTTCCATTCCGAGATTGGTTGGTGTTGGTGGATAACTTGATTTGTCGAATGTTGTTGTTGATGGCACGACCCCTTTGGGATTGATTACAGTTCCAGATGCACCGACCGCATTCGTCGCTCTCGGTGTCCAAACCGCTTCATCCCAGAGAGCCATACGGGAATTGGCTGCATCGGCAATGGTGTCGTCAATGCTATCGTGAAAAACGAGGGTCAAGGGCAAGCCCCGACTCCCGATTGGTGGAATCATATCCACCGTATCAACCGGCATTCCTGTGGAGGGGGTTATTGCTGGCGCTGGTGGCACATCAAATGGTAATCCTCGCCGCTTTAAGTGGTTGTTGCTAAGGATGAAAGAAGGTGAAGTGGCCAACCAGCACCGATGAGATGGTCGCTAAACCAAATCATCGGTGAGGTTGATAGAACTCTTCGCTTGTCGCCCACACCCCCGCCACCCTTTCAGTTCCGGTTTGCACCCGAATAAAGACGAACTCGATGTTTCTGATTGACCTCCCCCCTGTGCGGTTGAAGGCAACGACCCTCCCCGCTAAGGGAGAGATTCTCACCATGTATTTGAAACGAGGGAGAAAGACTCATGCCTCCCGTTCTCATTGGTTTTCAACCAATTCCACTTTAAGTTCTCCGCTGGTGTCTGACCAAGTGATGTTCACGAGGTGCTGCACAGGCTCGTCTTTAGAACGCCTCAACATCTGGGAGGTGGCTATTTCATCCGTTCTCCTCGAAGGAGACTCACGCACCCTATCCACCATGTTGAGGTGTGTAGCGTTTCAAATAATCCCCGCCAGCCGACTCAAAAGTGGTCGGTTATTGTCGAGGGTCGTCGGTGGCCTGATGTTCCGGCTACAAACAACGGTGTGCATTCCACTATATCAATGCTTTGGTTCTTTAATCAGCAATGAAATCGGTCGTTTCGAGCCAGCCTGAAACATCGACAATGCTATTGAGTTCAATATGACAGGCAAATAGAACGTCAAATTGCATTTCATCAACCCGCTGGGGGGTTGCTGAAATCAGCGACTTTCATATCGAATCCAATATCAGCCCTGATTTATTCCTGCTGCGAACTTCAAAGTCGAGAGCAGGTCTGGTGCTTGTCGGCCAACATTCAAAGTCATGGTTGACATTGCTGGGCTGATTTGCCAAGACACATTGAATATCCTTTGTCGCCCTGCAAGACTCGCCTCAACCGATGCGAACTCCATGATTTGTCCGGTTTCAATATCCAATCGCTCTGGGATTCCTTCAACGACCCATCTGGTCTTCGCCAATCCTTGAGTATTCAACATATATTCCCCGACCATTTTGGCTTGATTGTCATTGATAATCGACTCGTCTTTGATAATTCTTTCAACCGGAATGTTTGGATAAGCAAGTGAACCCTTCACCGGAATGCTGACCAATATGTTCAATTTTGGATTGCTAACCACGACCACATTGAATCCCGTTGAATCTCCGCTTTCACGTTCAATTCCCGTAGCATAGAAGTCTTGAGGTGATGCAGTTCTGGGGAGTCGCCCTCCAACATACGGAATGGTTGTCGAATCGTGAACTTCTTTGAGCCGCTTCATACAAATCATTCCATCTGGCGAGCAATACAATTGAATGAGATTTGGTGTGCTGTTGATGATGTTCAATATCCCCTGCACCGCTTTGAGTCTTGTCATTCCAGCAAAGAGAATGCCTGCTGGGAGGATAACGAATGATTGATTCAATATCCGACCGATTGGTGGCGAATAATTTGAATTAGCAATGAAGTCTTTGATAACGGTCGCCGCATCTGTTTGATAATAATGAGGCTCGGATTTGATAACTTCGATTCCGAGATAGCCGAGAGCATCTGAACATCGAACTGATATTGATTCTGTCGATTCGTTAATCTCGGAGACATATCCGGTGAACACCAAAGGAGGGTCAGCCCAAGTTCTCGGTGCTGCATAAATCTGAATCGTATCGCCAACGACGATAGTTCCTGTTCGACGACCAGATGGGTTATTGACTTCGATAGAGCAAATTGTTGGTGCATTGAACGTCTTGTCCATTGAAACCGATAGTATTCCATGAAGGTCATTCATTCCATTGACCACTACGGTCGGGCATAGTGGAGTCGCTTCGTCTTCTGAAATCGCACCGAATAAATTGCGGAACATCACACGACGAGAGCGAGCGAAGAACACACGATGCGCCCAGCCGTTCCTAAGACCTCCTAAGCGCATCCTCTTGGGTCTGTTTGTCCATTGTAGCCCTTCAGGATTCCAACCTCCATTAGAGAAGCCCAGACGCCCTAAATTGAACACGGGCTGTGGGAGGATTGCTGTGGGATATGCACCTTCTGTTGGACCCGTCGTCATTGCGAATCCGCCACGAGGACCCCCGCCACGACGAGCAACAATGTCGTGCTGGTCTGGGAATCCCGATTTGCCTTGATAATTATATCCAAACCCAAGTGCTTGGTCTGGGCTGGTTCCAACATCACCATGCAATTGAGGGTCGAATGGTCTTGGTGTGGTGAGGCTGGTGTATGCGAGCGTTGTTGTCTTATCTCGTGTCCATGAACCGCCCAAGTCGGATGGGAATGGAATCAAATCAAGACCCCAATCATCAGGATAATGAGATGGCCGTTCCATCAATTCTTTTTCACTATGCGTGGAATCAATTTCATTATCGGAGATACCTTCGAGCCGAGCCGTGTGAGCGTGTTCCAACCAGATTCTTGAAGCCCATCTCGCAATTGCTGTTCGTGGTCGGCGAGGGTCTTGTCCAAGACGCTCTATCTCATCGAGAAGGGGTTGAGGTGGTGTAATCACCATCGCATCCTCTGGCGACCGCACCAGCCGGTGGAATCGCTCTATGCTATCGTCAACCACACTTCAAGTGGAACGCTTGGGGCTTATCACGGATTCGCTTTTGATTAAACCCAATTGATGAGGATAAGAACCGGCTTGTATGTGGTATTGAGTTCAAAGACTTCTGCTGCAACGAGAGCGTTGATTGCTTCGCTTTGTTCAGGAGAGGCGTTGTAGCCATTGCGGTGAGATTGGTATTGCGATTTGTTTAGGCTAAGGAGAAAGTCTCTATCCATGTGGGTGCTGACCCATGTATCATTATAAGAGCAAAAGTTCTCAACCATTTTCTGCATCAAAGGGGTTGCATCCGTTGGCATCATCGGGTGGATGATGTGATTAGGATAAAGGCTATTTTGCCCCATTTTGGTCATTCGGTCTTTTAGGCTGGTTGGCTTTGACTGTTGGGTCATATCCAACGCTGGCAGTTCCCCCTTATCAATGCTTTGGTAATATCAATGGAATAAGAAGCCCAAACCGATGCGCCCACCCTTGCCAGATACCCTCTCGACACACTTGGCGTAGTGCGCCGATACTCTTTCTGACAGGCAGGGGAACGAGAGCAAACACATACTGACAATCGACATCACCGTGTAAATAGGTGAAGTCGGTGCGTTCTGTGAATATCTGATATTCGCAAACAAATCATATACCCAACCACCCTCGCCAAAGGGTGGACACTAATCCTGTCTTGCTACCATGCCGTAATCCCGCACATTTTAACCTGCTTGGGAGACTCTGGAGGCTCAAGGCTTGAGGACTCTAATCGCTCTCGTTTCCAATTTTATCCCCCGCACTTTTCATGCGGAGGCGCATCGGTCTTAGCCGCCAGACTCCCACCGTTCTCAGCCCCGCTTTGGGGGAGTCGGGTGTTCGGCTGGATGCTCGGACAATTTGAATGGTGTAGCCTCGACTATATCAATGTGTCGGTATATCAATACTTAGGTTCTTTTTTGCGGAGTTCATATACTCTCGAAGTTCGTATTGATATTCCGATGTATTGGAGTCAATATCGGTCGTATAATCATACTCCAAGTCCGGCTTCTCGAACCAAAGTTATCGTGTATGGGGTTTGGCCATGTTCGCCGCCTTGACGTTCATAATCGAATGAAGTGATTCGCCCTGTGAATACTTTGCCAGATGGGTTGCCAACATAGTCAACATTCTCATACAGGAACTCAACAAGTGCGCCCGTCAGCAGTAATTCTTCGACGAATCCTATATCGGAATTGGCTGTCGATTTCAAAAACATTCCAGACAATGAGAACGTATCTGACCGATTGCCCGTATCGGTCATTTCAGGATAGACCGCATCAAGAACCGGAGTCATGCCAATCTCCGCCGAGCGTGTGCGATTGAATGCTCTTGGTTTGGTGTTGAAGACTAATGGAACAATGAGGGTTGCTGGCAAACACTTGACAATCGACGATGCTGTTTGAGATACCGCCGAATCTGCATCCAGAACTGTGAGAGTCGCTCGATACTCACCAGCCGCCGCATATGTATGTTGAGCCGTTGGTGTGCCTTGCGTGATTGTTCCAGAGCCATCTCCAAAGTCGAATGTATATGAGGTCAAAGAGCCACCGGCATTGACATCGAATGAATCGGTTGCATCCAAAGTGCAAACATCTCCAGCACGAACCAAAGAAGGCACAGCACGGAGGATTGCGACCGGAGGTGCATTGGCAACAACCACGCTCAAGGCCGCTGATGTGGCGAGATTCCCAACATCATCTCTGACTTCAAGTGTTGCTGAATAAGTTCCTGTTGTCAGATAAGAATGAGCCGTATCGAATGTGTTGCTTTGAAGGGTTTGGTCGGTGAATGGCAACCAATCGGTTGACACGCCATCTCCAAAATTGAATCGAACTGACGACATTGTTCTGTCAATATCGGTGGTGGTTGCAGTTCCTCTAAATGATACTATGTGTCCGACCTTCGTGTCGATTGGTGCAACGGTGTCGCCGTTGAATGTGTTGCCCGTGCAAGCAATTGTTGATGTCGGAGATAGGTCATATTCCAAAGTCCATGCTCGAACTATTGGTGTCGAAGACCAATTCACAGGCTGGAGGGATGGGTCAGAAGCGGTTGGGGTGAAAAACAGGAATCGGATAACGAATCCATTGGTGATTGCATCGGCTGGCAAGGTGGATAAATCGACAGAGCCATATCCACCAACGAAGCCGCAATCCATGTTGCTGAATCCGGTGTATGGAGTTCCTCCTTCAATCTCACGACCGCCGACATTTGCCGACACCGGACAAATTGAGACTCTCACGTTCATTCCAGCGTTGACTGAAATGTTATCGGCCTCGATAGATAGTGCTGTGTATTTTCCAACCCCAGCAACCTGCTGCGTAATTGTATCAACGGGGAATGGTGTCATTGGGAGAGATGGTATTTGACGAACAACCATTTCATCAATCTGCAAATCGGCTTGGCTCTTATTGTATGCCATCCCTGATGGGAATAGATAGTAATTATTTGGGTCAATGATTGGTGAGGTTGAAGCCCGTGCGCCAGCACCACCGGCATTCGACATTTGAATGGCGAAGCCCCAAACCGGATTGTTCACGTTCAAGTCTTTGCCGATTGTAGTGCCATCAATGTTGAGAAGCATTCCCTCTTCATCGAATGTTGTTCGGATAGTGTGATAACCTTCTGAAATGGTGGTGGGTGTGCCTGTTCCATATCCATTAGACATATTGCCCCATCCAACATTGTTTGACCCCATTGCCGAATTGAATATCCATCCATTGGCTGGATTGGTGAGGGTGTTTTTCCATGCAGCCGCATCGAATCCGGTTGAGTCAAAGGTCTTCGAGCCGCCCCAGATGAACAGTTCTGTGTTCCCAATGTGTTGGCTGACCTGTGAGTTAATAATCATCGACTCCCAAGAAGTCCATTCGGGTCTGTTGGAACTTGAACCACCTTGACTTCGAGGCAAGAATCCACTTCTCATTGACTCTGCCATTGCAGTTCCACGAGTCGTGAATGCGTGTCTGCCATGATACATTGAGGGTGCGCCCGTATCGAACTCAATTAGAGTCATGCGGTCGGTTTGGGTTGGCCACCACGCTCGAATAGTCAAGTCAAGCCAAATCGGAGAGCAGCCTATTTCAGCCAATCCTGTCATAATGGTCTCTTCACCAACCTGTGGGCGGTTGCTGCTGTGAGCCGCATTTGCATTATTTATCGCCCAATAATTCAATCCAGACAGGGGTCCATAACCACCCTTAGTGCCTATCCTTTCGTGGATTGGATAAGGTCGGTTTCGACCGACTCTCCAAGACGATGGGAGGGTCTTATCGAATCCAGAATCGCCGGTTCGATTTTCCATGTATGAATATAATGGCATGACCATTGATTTGCTTCGCCATCTCGCATCGGTCGTATCTGACTTAAATATGGAACTGTCTGCAGCAGCAACATCAAGGGGTCCATAGGCAAAATATCCAGAGAAGTCGCCGTAAATCGGCGCATTAGTGCCATCGTCGAGATGTAGCACTTCTGTTGGGGAATAGTAATAGTCAGCAAGACCAAAATTGGGTGGTGCTGGCAATCTCAACATTCCACCGCCGATTCCTTGAGCAGTCGGAGTCATTAGGTATCGACTATCATCGGCTGCCACGATTGACAATCCTCGTGGTGTTATTTGTTGGTCGTCTTGATAACCAGAAAAGTCTGAAACCCATGTGGCCTGTGGTGAATTGACGGCAACGGTTGGGTGCCTGTAATCATGCCCCGCCGCCGTTGGAACATTTTGACCCGCTTGATTCCAGCCTGCATTCCATCCAAGTCCTGTTGGAAAAGAATAGAATGGCAATGCGTTTTTGCCATCAAATTGAGCCGCTGGGATATTATACTTGTTTTTTGCATTTGGCGAATACTTCTGACCCGTGCCGCCGAGAGTTCCATTTGTTGGGTCATTGAGAGGTTGGTATGGCCAAGACCCTGTTGTGTATGTGCCGGTTCCATATTGAACTTCTGCACCACCCATCAAGCCCTGACAAGCCCATCCACCCTCTTCATATGATGCAATGTCTGGCAAATCCACTTCTTGATTGATATAGAACTCCAACAACACACCCGTGAATGTGCCGGTTGCACCAGCAACAATTGTCGATTTATTGACCGCCGTGAGGGTGGTTGAAATTGATGGAATCCACCAGCCTGAACGTGAAACGCCGAGTAAAGTTCCGGTTGTTGCCGCCGTTCCTGTATCGCCCAATTGATAATTTTCGGTTGCACCGACTTTGGGGGTATTTGTTCCAATCATATATTGCACATCGTTGTTCCCAACAATATCCTTTGTTCCATCCATCAATCCCAAGAAGTCTAAGTTCACGGGCATACCGCTTGGAACATGAACCGATTTGGTTCCCATTTTCTCAATCCAAACCTTCAGAACTCCCTTGCATTCACCTGTGGTTATCCCCGCCAATCCTGTCGCATTCGTTGTTCCGATTTGTTCAGCCGCATATATTTTGGCTCGGATGGGATTCGGTCGAACCAAACCTTGTCTGGGTTGACCAATTTTAGTGCATGAGTTCGGTCGGGTTTGCCCTGAATAGGTTGTAGTATCATATTGAGCCTTCAAATCGGTTTGCTCTTGTGTGTAATAAATCCAATTCATATAGGTTGTCAATCCATCAACATCGGCATCCCAATTCCATCCCTGCGCCCCAGAACAAAGTGGACCCTGCACGAACTCCGTCAATGGGAATATCTGTGCTGACGACATTTCATCTGTATCAACGGCGAGGATTTCAGCCGGTGTGTTTGCTATTCCCTTATCGCCATTCCACACCGCATAACAAGTGTTGCCATTCGAGCCGCCAATGGTTCGTGCTGGGTCATAGATATAGGGGATGAATGAGCCTCCGGTGAGCAAATACGTTCCATCCTTCAAGAAGCAAGCAAGTGCAGTTCGCATTCGATATGATGGACCCCCATATGCCGATGATGATGGGTCGGAATCATTATTGATGAAATCATCTATGTTGTCTGGGTTGTATGTTGGGTCGGTTGTATGATAAGAACCAACCTTTGCTGGCTTATGGTCGCCGGAGTTCCCTAATTGTTTGTAAATAACCGCCCCGCCTTCTCGGTTCGGCGATTGGTCATAGCGAGTCATTCCCTCGTCATAGAAGTTAAAATATGCGCCGGAGTTCCCTGCGCCGGTTTCGATGGTTGCACCATCCCATTGCCCCTTCACTATGTCGCTGGTGGCGGTATTTCCAGATTGAGAATCCCTCATTTGGTTGTTATCCAATAACAATGGCATGAAAATTGTTGCACACATTTTGCTTGAGGTTGGAATCGCCGCTTTGTTTGCCGCATCCTGTCTTGGGTCAGCATTTGCCGGTGGCCAAGCACTTGTATCGGGTTCGATAAGGCCAGCAGGCAAGAATGAATACGAGGCTGCATTTTCGTCAAATCCAGCAACGTATGCACCGAATCCGTGATTCACATATCCATCCAACCAATCGGCAAAGTCTTGCATGGTGGCAAATACAGGATATGGACCCGATGATGCTAAGGTTGCTGGATTCATTCCATCATTCATCGACATGGCTCTGTGCCTGTCGGATGCACCATATCCAGCCGAGCCTGTTGCCAGAATCCCATCTGCGCTGGGTCCAATGAATCTCCATTCGGTTTTTGTTCCATCCTCGTGGGTGAGAACGCATCGTGCATCAAGTGTGCCGCTGCCGATAATTTCAAGTGATGGAGTTCCAGATGGTGCTGACCCATCGAATCCAATCATCTCGACACGCAGACCAGCAGTATTGGCCTCATCCATCAAACCTCGCCCTTCATCTGCGATTGTATCGGGTCCAAATGTTGACCGGAATAAAACGGGGTCAACGGTCAATCCGCCAACGCCATCATTCTTGATATACGCTGGCCACCATCGTTGAACTTCACATAAACCATTCTTCTGTCTTGAATAGACGAAGGTTATTTTCTGTGTTGTTGATGCCATCAAATAACCCCCCGTGCGCCAGACCTTGTTCCAGCCGATAACATCGACGGGAGAACTTGCTCAATTGCAGACTTCACATCTCGCTTATTGAGGTTATTCCCTGCGCCGATGTGGATTCCACCATTGATGGTCAGAGATGATGATGGTGAAGAGGATGCTGAATCGTGCTTGCTGGAATTGGCAATGATGCCATCCAATTTATTGAGGGGAATAACGGCTTCGGGTCCGGCCTCTCCAACGATTCCCAATGTTGGCTTGTCAACAATTCCACCATCAGCAAAGAAGAATCCACCGACCGCACCTCCGATTGCAGCACCAACGGGTCCACCAACGGCGAATCCAACACCTGCGCCCGCAGCCGCCGAGCCGAGATTAAACCCTGCATCATCAGCCGCTTCTCCAATTGCTGTATCGTTGAGCATCTCGGCGATTGCCGTCAACATTCTATACACAGGATTGAGAACCAGAATCAGATTTCCAAATGCCGATGCGATACTCCCAATGAATCCTTCAAAGTCGCCATTCATAAGGTCAATAAGTGCTTGCGATAAATCTCCAACCAAACCAAACACAGGTTCCATGAACAAGAACCATAACTCCATAGCGTAGCCGATTAGGGTGATGAATGGTGCAAGCAATTTAAGGATAGTTCCCAAATTGGTGAGTATCGGAATCAACGCTTCTATTATCGGAGGGAGAACCTCACCCAAAGACACCGCCAATTCTGCAAATGTTGGAACCAATGGCAACAACGATGCAATCAATTCTCGCAGAGCCGGTATGACTTCTGCAACCAACATGGGTGCGAACTCTTCACCGATTTGAAGCATGAATGCTTTCCATTCCGAGTTCAATGTTGCCAAAGCATATGAGGTTGATGTTCCCATCACATCAACCATCTCCGCCGTCAATCCAAGCCCTTCTTGAGCCGATTTGTTTGCACCTGTGAGTTCATCCATAGCATCAACATTGGCGAGCAAAGCATTCGCCGCCGTTCCACCACGAACACCGAATATAGCAAGCATCTGGGAGGTTGTTGCGCCAGCCGCTTCTAATTGATGGAACACATCGGAAAGGCTCGTGATTCCTGTTGTTTGCTCACTGACGGTTTTGTTCAAATTGGAGTATTCTTTCGCTTGTTCGGAGATGGTTGCGTTGGTCTTTTTCTGCTGTGCGCCAACGATTTGTTGCTCGATTCTGCGCTCGGCCATAGTGATATTCAAATCGTCATTTGCATTTTCCAGCCTGTCGATTTGTTCGACTTCACGTTTGCTTAATTCACGACCCTCCTTCTCGGCTCGCCTCTTGATTTTCATTATGGCGAGGCTATTGGTTTGTTGCTCAATCGACAAATCCGACAACACTTCGTTAAGTGCTGTCATTTGAGCATTCGTGGCTTCTGCAGACATTTTGGCCGCATCCAATGTTCGTCTGACACTACCTAAAGAAGCCTTCGCCGCCGCACCAGCAGGAGTCAATGTGAATATGTCAAGTGCCAATTTTTCCATCTGGATTCGAGCCGCTTCTGTTGGCTTGAGCAATTTGGTTATCATCATACGCAAGCCTGTTCCAGCCATCGAACCTTTGAGTCCGGCGTTCCCAAGAATACCAGCCGCCGCAGCCGCTTCTTCAAGACTAACTCCAGCCGCAGAAGCGGTTGGGGCGAGGAACTTCATTGCTTCTCCGAGAGATGTGATATCGGTGAACGTGCTGGAGAGCGTATTGAGCAGAATATCATTGACTTTTCGCAGTTCGCTGGTTTCCATTTGCATTCCCTTGAGGGTTGAGATTGCGACAGCCGCCGCTTCTGGGAGAGTAATTCCTGCTGCGATTGCGAGGTTGTTGAGGTTGCGAAGTGCGCCATCATCAACCATCTCCGATTCGCCCAGACCTGCGAGAGCAAGAATCTGTGCTGCTTCTGCAACCTCTTGGGTTGTCGTCTTGGTTTCAGCACCCAATTGCTTAATTTCAGAAGTTAATTTTGGCAGTTCATCCATGCCGGTTTTACCCATGATTGCCGCCGTCTTAATCATCGTCTCCTCGAACTCGATGAATTGCTTGGTCGCCTTGATGATGAATGATGTGAGAATCATTGCACCCGCCGCAGCAGCCGCAACACCAATCGCAACGAATCCCATTTTGGCCATACTTGAGAACTTCGCCATAGAGCCGCCGGATGCAGACAAGCCTTGCTGCATTGATTTCATTCCTTTGCTGAACCCGCCGGTTTGAGCATCGAGAACAACCTTGAGATTCATGTCATTAGACATCAACGAGACCTCCTTTGTTGTCGTGCCTTATTCTCATTCATTTGAACAAAAGCATTCGCCAAGAATGCAGCATCTCGTGGGTCGAGTTCACGCCAATCCTGTGGCGTGATTCCTAAGTGTGAAAATAGATGAAAATAGAATTGGCCTTCGCTCGATTTTGCGAAGGTCGTCATTCCCCCAGCACACCACCACCGGACTCGGTGGGTTGGCCTACTGATTGTATAACTGCTTGGGCTAATTTGCCAAGCATATTGAGAGGTAATTTCTGGAATGAACCCCAAGTTAATGTTGCATCGCACTTGGCGAGCATCTCGAATGTCATGCGAAGTCCGAGATATTCTGTTCGGTCTTCGCCCTTTAACTTTTGAGCCTGTGGGTCGGATTTCAGAACTTGATATTCCGCTGCTGAAATCGGTCGAGCCATGAGAACCTTGACTTCTTTTCCATCCTCGCCGACCAGACCCACGCCTGTCATATCGACTTCGATGTCTGCATTTGCTTTGTCCAGCGTGGAATCCAACCATTGAGCCAATCTAAATCACCTCACACTGCTCGACTGAACGTCAAGCCCTCAAATGAAGCATTGACCATCAATGCCCCGTCGCCACCTGCTTCAAGTCCTTCGATAGCAAGGTCGGTCAAGACGCAGCCCGAACAAGTATAGGATTTAGTTCCCGCTTGGTCGGCATCAAAAACGATTGTATATTCAAGGTCAGTATTATACCAGATGTATAGTTCATCATCGGAGATTCCCCAAGCCTTCTTGAGCGAACCACTGACGGTTCTGACACCACGAGTATGTGAGGTGTTGGTGTTTGTTCCAAGTGTGATGTATTTTCCTGTTGCCGTTGCGAGGCTGAAATCACCAGACACGAATCCAATGACAGTTCCGTTTGCCGTGATTTTGCCGGTGCAACCTGTGTATGAATGAATTGCCATTGTAATCCCTTAGCCCATCCTGTCTTCGTTGGGGTTCTTAACGGTGTTTATTCAGCCCTTCTAATGAACCGACCACTTTCACGAGTCAGCCTTGCAGATTGCATGGCATTCAAACCCTCGACTTCGAGGTTCTGGTGGGGGCTGTGCTGCAAGCGTTCCTCCATACAATGTTTGCATCGGTGTTCGCTATCCGAATCGTGAGATGGTGCGCCGATTTCAGTTAATTTTGCTCTCCACTTGAGTCGGTCGTCATTTGGTGGATAATCGACATGGATTGCACATGGCTTCTCATGCTTCTCACAGACCGTCTTGTTGCGAGACCCGCAAGTAATGGGCTTCTTGATAACTCGTGGCTTCTTGACCACGCCAGACACCTTCTTGGGGGGTTCTTGGGTTCGCTTGCGCTGTGGGTGCTTATTCGACAGGTTCTTCGCCCCCAGCACGAGATTCCAATAATTCTTGCATGGGATGGTTCATACCGATTCTGGATTCAATCAAATCGTGGAACTGACGAGTTATCAAATCCCAATCGAGATTTTCGACCACGAACTTGCGAGCCGCTTTGCCTCTTTTTATACGTTCAATCGGAGATTGGTGAAGTTCAATCAAGGTATCGGCCAACGCTTCAATGTCAACCAGCCCCAAATCGACACCCCATCTCGGACCCGTTATCGAATCGGAACACGGCACGAGCCAGCCTCTTTCATTATTGAGTCCAATAAGTTCTGGACCCGTTGAATTATCTGGGAGGATTATCGGGATTCCGACTCCCATTGCTTCTGCCGATGGGATTCCAAATCCTTCTCCACCTGTTGCCAGCACATGAGCATCCGAGCAACCTAATAGATTGGCGATATCCTCACGACTTATTCCATGAAGTGGATTGCTTGAACCATCGGAGAACATGACATTCCCAACGAGTTCATATTGCTTGATGAGTTCTGGCAGTTTCCAACCGCCCTGATTCATTTGGTCAAGAGGGTCGCCGCAATGCAAAATTATACCAATGGCATTATCATCTCCCAATTTATCAAGAGCAATTCTCAACGCCCTCAAGAGTCTTGGAATCTGCTTGCGATTGGTGTTGCGCCCGATTGAACTCAAGACGGTCTCCCATTTGATTCCCAATTTGCCCCTCATTATCTCTTTGTCCGTGAGCGATAGAGGTTTGAATGTATCAATGTCAACGCCGTGATGAATCATTGGAAAGTCGTCGTCGTTATCCAAATTGAATCGGTCAAGGTCAGGCATTTTCAAGTTCTCATGTCCATTTCCATCTGGTCGGTATTTGGCCACGAACTCCTTGAACTGCTGGCGACCGAACTCGCTCATCCATAGAGGGGTGTGGGTGTGCGCCAGAATAGGTGTCCATTGGTTTGAAATAGGAACTCCGTCGATTGGAAAATATCCAATGTATGGAACTCCAGCCTTGTTTGTCGATTGAACCATGTGGCCACAAAACCAGCAATCAACAAGGCTCAAATAAACATCAGGCTCAACGGTTTGAAGGTGATAGTCCAAGACGGTTGGGCTGTTTTCAACGCCGATTTGAAGAGGTTCTGATGCACCGAATTGAAGTCCACAGTGTTTCAATATCCATCCTTCTTCGTGTTTGAAATCCTCGCCGTTGTAATCCCAACCTATGACATGAACTTCATGTCCATAATCTGCAATCAATCGTTTGATAATTTCACGGCTGACAACCGCATAGCCTGTTGGTCGGAGGGGTTGCTCTGAACCCCATAATATCCTCGCCATAAAAGACTCGAAGCCCTCGAACCTCTTCAAGCCTTTGGCGAGAACGTGAGATTGAGATTGATTTGGAGGATGCGCTTTGAGATAGAACCTGAAACAGATGGGGAGTTCACGCACCCTCCAAATCATCCATGAAAACCCACCTATTTAATCCTTCGATTCATCAATGGTGGGATAATTTCAATGTTTTGAATCATAATTATTCCATTCGATAACCACCATATTGAGAATAATAAGGGGTTCAAACCATTGATATACCGACACCCTTAATAGGGGGAACCTGCAGCACTAAACATGGACAACAACAGCCCAAACCAATACGCCGACGACAGCCGCACATGGAACACCAATGTTGCACTACCTGATGAAGTAATCACAGCATACATGGATATGCAAGCACGAGTCTTCGCAGCAAACGAACAAAAGCCTTCATTCAACAAGGCTCGATTCTCCCAAACCCGTGAAGAGATGCAACAAGCATACTCCGCTGGATATGAGCAAGCAGACCGTTGCCAAGCAAAGTTCGGAACAATGGTCTTCAACAAGTATAACCTCTTGGGTGTGCGCTCAACCACAGGAATTGCATTCGCAACAGGAGTCGCATCCAACGCATTCAGCGCTGGATTTCAGGCTCGTCAGAATGCTTGAATCAAGACTTCTTGGCAAAGGTTGGCAATAGCCGATTGACGGTTCGACCATCCAATGCGTATTGGAGAGTTCCATCACCAACATTCGGCCATGCCGATTGTCCTTGTTCTTGGAGAGTTCCCGATATCGCCAATTGAGGGGTTTGTCGTGGAACATCGAGAACTCCGGTGAATGACCCAGCACCAGCCTTGATTCCCCATCCCGTTTGAGGATAGGGCAAGAAGTGTGGTGCAGACGCCTCTAAGACCACGCCGACCCCAAGTGGTGTCTTACTGTCGATTGCTGTTCCAGACGCCCACAGGGATGCTAATGTAGCCAATCTGGAGTATGTGTTGCTTCGATTCGCTGGTCTGGTCGCAGATACGCTGGGTAATGTCGCTATGCCTCCACCATTCCCGACCCATGCGAGGTCGCCTCCAGCCACTTTGGTTGACCAATAAGACCGAGCCTGACCAAAGAATGCGGTTGTTCCTGTATTTTGACCATTCCACCACGCTGTCATATATCCCAGCATTGGATTGATTGGGGCTATTGTTTGGGTCAGGTCGAAGGTTGAGCCTCCATTGTATAGGATGGTGGCGTCTGATGCGGTTGGTTGCCATCCCGATGCAACCCAAGCCTCCGTGATGAGTCCTTCAAAGAATGCGGTTCTGGCAACGCCCAATCTCCACGAGACGGCGGTTGACATATTTGCTGGAACAGAATGGCTATGACTCCAAGCAACATCATTGACATAGATAGTGAATACATTGTCTTGGATGGTCATTAGAACGTAGTTCCACGAGTTCGGTGTGATGTTCACAGACCCGACATATCCAACCGCCCCGAATGTGATTTGAACCGCATTAGCAGCGTTGATTTCAAGAGCGAGAATGTCATTGCCGCTGGTATCGACAATCTCCCACAGCCCGATTGGCAATGAGGCTGTTGGTTTGAATCGCACACCGATTGAAAACGAATACCCAGCAGCAACGGTTGGGAGGATTACATTCGGAGAAGCGTTGATTCCACTTAATTGGTAATAATTCCCATTCGCAATGGCTTTGGTTTTCCATTCAAACGATGCTGGGTTTGTTCCCCGTCTTGTCTGCGCCGCCCATTCTGGTGCAGTTCGAGCAAATCGTGAAAGTGCAAGTGCGCCCCAAGCCATGAATCACGATTCACGTTCTCGGTTTATGTTGGTATCGAACTCAATATGTTCGCAATCGCCTTCGACTTCTAATCCAGCCTGCTCTCGACCAATCAGCATTCTGAATCTCTTCACTTCTGATTTGGATAACTTCGCACCATTTTCCATTTTGAATAACATGGTGTCGATATCGTCTTTGTTCATTCTTTGCGGACCCGAATTGTTGTTCGTGCCTCGTGCCTCTCGCAATCGTTGTTGCCTTCGCTTGCGCCTTCGCTTCTTGTTCCTTGTCATATCGTCGTTTCCATGCACCTCGAACTTCGCCCCAGATTTACCTGCTGCAGTCCAAATTGATTCAGTTCCGTCTTCGAGCGATTGCTGATGCTCTTGATAGTGTTCTTTGCGATGGCACGATGCACACACCACATCACACTTCTCAATCTCCTCCATGATTCGAGCCTTTGCATATCCACCAGACACCATCCCAGATACAAGAGATTCTTTCTTCGTTGGGTCTTGGTGGTGGAACTCCATAGCCCAAGCGTTGTCTTTGCCACTTAGTCCACATCTGGAACAAAACAGGCTCTCTTTAAGCAGCCTCATCCATTCACGGATGCTCTTTTTCCTGACGGCGACTTCTTTGACTCGATTGTTCTTATTTTGCTCATACCATCTCTTATGATATGCTTTGGAATATGCAGCCCGTTTGATTGGGTCCTTAATCGGCACGATATCTAAGTGTGCTGTGCTGGGGTTAAGAATGAGAGGTGGGCGACGAAGGGTTAAGAGAGGAATTACCAAACACCTCGCACCGACCCCTTCGCCGCCCAATTGGGAGGTGTGCCGGTGCAAACGATAGTCAGCACCGACTATTCTTAAAGAATTGCCCGATTCAGATTTTGAGAAGTGAGATAACTGCCCCACCTTGCTCGATTGGAACACATGATGGATATGCAAAGTATCGGTCTGCTTCTGGGAGGGTTGTTGGAACACCGTTGGAGACTTCTTGAATAACTGCAATGCGAAGGTGTGGTTCACCGCAAGGGCATCCGGCATAGTCTTGTTCGATTGCTTCAAGAGTTCCTAATAAATAGGAATCCTTTGCATATATTTGGTGGTATGATGCCACCAAATCGTCTTCATACACTTCTTGGCCATAGATGTCAGTCCACAGGTATTGCTTGATAGAGGGGCTAATTGCGCTCATGTGTTGAACCAACACCACCGACTATATCAACATATCGGAATATCAATGCTATTGTTCCAAATGATTTTCACGTTCAGGAATCGACACCTTATCGAGACCGATACTAATTTAACCCCCAAGCCCCACCTTTCGGGTATGACTGACCTGAAAGGATTGTCCAAGACAAAATTACTCGCACTTGCAGAGGAACATGAACTCGCAATCGGTGGAACAAAAGCCGAACTATTGGCTCGAATCGAAGCCCATCTGGAATCGCTTGAAGAAGTCGAACCTGTGGTCGAAGAAGTAGTCGAAGAGGTTGTTGAAGAAGTCGAAGAGGTTGTTGAAGAAGTCGCAGTTCCCGAACTCGTTGAAGAAGTCGAAGCAGAAACATCTGGTCTTGCGCCAGAGGATTTTGTCAAAAGTGCATTCAAAGAAGTCCTGAAGCGTGAAGCCGATGCTGGTGGCCTCCAACACTACACCGTGCAATTGATGGCACATGGATGGTCAGAAGAACAAATAATCGCAGACTTGAAAGAATCGTCAGAATACAAATCACTTTGATTTGAAATCTGGGTCTGAACTCAAGTCGATTGAGCCTTTGGCAATGTCAATGAATAACTCACGAACTGTTTTTCCATCTGGACAAACGGTCAGGAACTCAACGACTCTTTGAATCGCCGATTCACCACCATTGTTCGTTATCCATTCAACGACCCCATAGGTCGTGAAAACATGGTGTGTGTCCGTGAGAGGCTCGTGGAGGGTGAATGATTCATCCTCAACGCCCAAGCCCCTCATCAGGGTGTGGATTTGCTGTTGCACAGTCTCACATCTCGGTCAAATACAATGAGTCTTCACCATTGATTACTTGGACTTTCAAGGTTTCATCGTTGGTGTATAGGTGTGCATGATAGCCCCAACCATTTGGTTTTTTGACCATTTCAACAACCATTCCAATCTCTGTCAATGTAGCATGGATGGCGTTTGCTTTTTTCATATCGTTGAATGAACAAATGTAGTTCATTCCACTATGGGTTCTTGGCTCGTCTTGGTTATCGTATTGGCTCGTTTGCATGATGCTCAAACATAGCCAACAGGTTCGACTATATCAATGGTTTGGAACAACAATGTTTCAAAAACCCCATTCGTTAAATGGATAAATCATTCGCCCCATCTCAATTCCACCGTGTAATCGGTGCGATATCCGATACAGTTTCCAGCATCTCCAGAGGGTCCACATTCAGGCTCAAAATACCGAACAGGTTTGGATTCATCTGACCTTGTAATTCTGGCATATTGATATGCACCATTGCCAGCAGGTTCCAATCCAGCCGATGGGAACGTGAGAACGCCGTTGTTCATCACCACCAAGAACTTGGCCATCATCTCCCAGCATTTCACACGGGTTGGTGCGAACAAACACACACGACCGAACCATTGAGAAGTCTTCGCAATCGTTGTCGATGTTGAATCGAAGAATGCTTCACTTGTCAATCCAATCATGGGTTGAATTGCGATTTGATATGTCTTTTGCTTTTTGTATTCGAGCCATTCGGGATTTACAACAGGTGTCCAGACGCCATCTGGTGAAACCATATTGGCTTCAATAAGGTTGGCGAGAGTAGTGTGTGGGTCAATCGACGGCAGACCTGTATCTCCGATTGCCAAACGTATCACCAGCCCCGACCGATTCCAGAATAATTCTGGGGTGCGTTATTTTGACCCCACGATGCGACTCCGATGAGGTGATGTGATTTCACCATCTCAAGCAAATCACGATACTCACTATTGCTGTCTTTGAGAAGTCCAATCCAGAACTCCTTGACTCTCTCCATACAGTTTTCGTCATTCATGGCCGCACGAGCGCACGACCTGACAACATGAAGAATGGTGGCCATTTTGACATCGGCTGGAGGTGTGGTTGCACCAGCCTGATATACTGCTTTCAATCGAGATTGAGCGTTGTATTGGAATGCGTAAAACATACGGATGAGACCCGCTTCTGGGTCTGCCAAATAATAGTCGTTGGTGTTCCCGACTCGGCCTTTGCTCAAGAGGGTTTCAACACCTGACGAACTGACAATATGGAATGAAGTGATACTTATGACGGGTCGTTCTGACAACGTGAAATTGGAGGAACCAAAACCTGTGTCGAACCATTCTTCATGTTGTTCAGCGCCAGCGAATTGTTTGCCAGCATAAGCATCCATCAATCGGGATGCGTTTCCAATCATCAATAGGATTTGAGCATCGGTGGGTCCGATTCCATCAGAGAAGTCAACGCCAGCATACGCTTCGACATCGGCAAGTGTGCAGTAGTCGATTGCTGTCATTATCTATCCCTTATCCTTCATGGTTTATCACGGAGTCGCATCCCATTTTGGGGATGGCTCACGCTATACCCATGTTGGATAGGCGACTCTAATCAGAATCAGACTGTTGCTATGCCTGTCATTAGGCACACGGCCTCTGAATAACGGACATTGAATGCAAGGTCTTGACGAGGGATTAAGACGAATCGGTCTTTGGTCGGCTCATCAAGGAATCCCATGCTGAATCTGCGGTCAGGGTCAGTTGGATTTCCAATCAGTGGAGAACGGTTGTTCAGTAATAGAGCAACGGTCTTGGTGAGAACTGTGTTGTCGAACTTGCCAAGCCAATTTAGGTTGGTTGGGATAACTCCTGTTGCGAACACACGGATTCCGTAAATGCGGCCAAGTTCTCCAGAGAGAATTGTTGCGCCAGCACCATACTTATCGACAGTTTGAAGTTCGGTCATTCCAAGCAATTGAACTTCAAGGTTTCGAGGAACAATCAAAGAGAGTTCAGCACGATTGTCAGCATAGACACCGAGATTGTTGATTGCAGAGCGAAGGTGGCTCAAAGCGAATGTTCCACTAACCGATACAGATGTTGCACCAGCCAATTTGCGAAGACCATTGAAGTTCAGAAGGTAATCATTCTGTTCTGTTCCTGCTGTGATGTTGATACCATGTGCGTTGTTTGGCAAAGCATAGACACCGTTGATGTTGTCAGCAAGTGTGAGTTCAGTATCACCGTTAATCAATAGGGATTCTTCATTGTATGCAAGGCGAGAAGCGATATCATCACGGAGAACGGATAACAAACCTTCGACACCGTATGCAATCAAATAGTTCCCGATTGGAATGTTGGCAATCATGGTCTTCAAAGTCAAATCGACTTCTGTTGAAGTCTGGGTTGATTCATCAGATGCAGTTCCGGCTTTTGTTTGAGCAAGAGTCTGGCGGTGGAATCCAACGCTGCCATTCAATTTTGGAACCTTAACAGTTCTGGTTGACATTGGCATAGATGGGAATAGAGAGCGCATGAAATTACGTTCATACACTATCTGAATAATCTCATCAGCGGTTTCAGTTGGAAAAAAGGTTGCACCATTCGAGGCGGAATCGCCAGCAAGTGCGTCTTTCACACGGCTGACCATATCAGTAAAGTTAATTTCAGTTGTCATATCATTCATCTCCGTTTTTATTTATTGCCCTTTGGACTGTGATTCAAGCACCTCTGCTTGAGATTTGGTTTTCCAACCATGATGCAAGACCGTTCATGCCATGTGATACTACAGGCTGTGGGTCGTGGCGTGTGATGGACTTGTTCACTTTAGGAACTGTTGCCCCGCCAATGGATTTTGGGTTTGCTGATAATTCAGCAGCAGGAACTTCTCCAACAAGTGCTGCGACTCGCTTGGAGACTTCTGCTTCAAGTGCGGCTTCTGCGATTGCAGCATCCTTCTCGGTTTTCAGGGCTTCTAATTGAGCCTTGAGGGAATTGATTTCATCATCAACAGCAACGTGAGATTCGATTGTTGACAAACGAGCCTCGACACCTGTTAATGCCTTCACGACTTCAATAAGTATTGCTGTGGTTGTTGGGTCAGATGGTGCAGATTCCTCTTCTGTTGCTTCTGCAACCTCTTCAACGACTTCTGCTGGGAGTTCTTCTGCTGGGAGTTCTTCTGCTTCTTCTGTTGCTTCTTCTGTTGCCTTAACTACAACCTCTTCTGTTGATTCTTCAACAGTTTTGATTTCGAGTTCAGGTGTAGTAATAGAGTCTTCAACAACAACAAGAGATTCTTGTTCTGCGGTTTCGATGATTGTTTCGTCAGTCATAGTGTTCGCCTTCGCTGTATATCCTATGTCTTCATCTATTGGGGTATTAAGCGATTCGGTGCATTCACTTTTGGAGGATTGAGGTTCAGAGATAGGTGAAATCGCATCGAGTCTATCGTTTAGGCTTGAAATTAAGTCTTTCAATTCCGAGATTGTTGTCGATTCGTCGATTGCCAAATCCTGTTCGGTATCGGCCTCGATAACCTTTGAACCGCAATTGCACGTTCCGCAACCTCCGCAACCAACCGATTCTTCGACAACCATATCATCATCATCATCCTCGTCAGCAATATCCTCATCATCGGAATACTCCTTCTCGAATACTATTGCGAATGAATCTCCTAAGTCTTCATATCCAATTATGTGCTTCTCGACTTGGAATAGTGCGTTGGGTGAGGCTGGAACATCAACCACGCTGGTCTCAAGCCAATCAATATCGGTGAAGGTCAGATAACATGAATCCTCGTCAGCACATTCTTTGATAGCGGCTTTGGCAATGAATCCAATAGAGAACGCACGAAGCATTCCCTTGCGTATTTTCCTGACGATGGCCTTCTCGCCACCATCAATCAAGGCTCGCCCGATTGGAACTTCGCCTTCGATACCATCCCACATACCCATCTCAACATCGAGCATTCGCCCAATGACCCCAGCATCCTTGCTGTGGTTGTATAGTATTACAGGATTCTTTGAGTAGTTCCCCCAAGCGTTTAGAATTGCTTCTGGGGCGACGAGTTCACTGTGGCGGTCAAGCATATCGGCATTGCCAACATACACGGGTCCACGCACTATCACATCATCTGGGTCAGGAGTATATCCATCAACGGCCTTGTTCGATGTGTCAATCTCGAATGGAATCTCAAAGTTCATTTTCATAGACACCTGACGGCTATTGCCACCACGAGCCTTGTAGTCGTCAATATCAAGCACCACAGCACGAATAGGTTGACTCATGCCTCAATGGTTGAGCGAGGGGGGTTATCACCCTTCTGTTTGGTCTGGTGGATTCAACGGTTGAACAATCCAACATCATAAGTTATCAGCATTGAGTTCCAATTCATTGCGTGGAACTCATTAAGAAGTGCAGTAGCGAACTCTTGGCTGACTACGGGGATGGTATACTGAACCCAATCTGGCGACCATGCTACAACATTCCAATGTGCTTGTTCATATCTGACGAACTCTGGATGGTCTTTTGGCAACCATCCGACTTGGAGGCTGTTGTTCTGGAACGCCCAATCGACCGAATCAAAGACAGGTGTTGGGGTTTGGCATGGCGTTTGCATCTCGAATGCTTCGTGGGTCATATACACCCCTGTGGGTTGCCCCTTATCAATCCTTTGGCGTATCAATGTCTTGAGAACCATGCCGGTGCTGGTCGGCCATTCGCCCATTTGACGATTTTAGATTTGCCCTCGATGTAGTATCGGCGATATGCAACAACCGCACTTTCGTGCTTGAACTCGTCTGGCATTGCTTGAACAAACGGTGTCAGTTCACCGTCTGGAATATGATGAGCCATTGAAATTAACTGTTCGATTGGCAATTGACAAGCGTGAACTTTTCCATATCGGTTGGAGTATTCTTGGCATATCCACCAGCCGTGTTGCGCCAGCCAGATGAAATTGCTTCGAGTCGATTGCGCCCAGATGGTGCAGGGGTGATTCCGGTGGGTTGGCTTGTATGGAGTTCCAGATTTAGTCAAAGGCATCTCCGATTCATCAACCCCCACCAGATACAAACAGGTCGTCAGGATTTGGGCTGACTCCAGCGCCATTTTGATTGTATGAACGTCAGCGAGGTTTTCAGCGGCTTGGCGTGGGTCAGTGTCAAGTATGAATATGTTCATCCCCTATCCCAAAGCAATGAGATACTTAAACATTGTGATTGCCAAAGCATTGATATACTCGGAGGTGTAGCATTAGATATGACCCAATTCACAGCAGGCCAAACATACCGAGCAACCTCCGTTTGCGATTCAGAATGCCATTGGTATTTCACCGTTGAACGCCGAACCGCTGGTTCAATCTGGACAACAATCGACGGCGTTATGTGTCGCCGAGTAATCAAGCAAAGTCATTTTGACGACAGCGAATACTTCATGCCCTTTGGGTCTTATTCAATGGCGGCTTCTTGCGGCTCTGATTCGATAGTCGCTTGAGAATCCACACTTTGGATTGTCTGCACCAGCGGTGGTCAGCATCACGGCCAGCAATGCTCGTCATTTGCTTGACCCCATTCTGGCCACACGGCTCAATGACTTGTTCACATCGTTGATGATGAGACCTTTGATTGCCTTCTTGTTCTTCATCACGGCTGGATATAAGAATGGTTGAGGTCGTTGCCTCATGGTTCCGAACTCCACAGCCTGTGCGTAGTTCACACCAGAACCGGACCCACCGAATTGCACGATGCGTTGATATTGATTAACACGAACAACCCGACCGGATGCTCTCAATGCACCCGTCTCGACAGGTGCTAACTTTTTGGCTTCTCCAAGAATCAAATGAGCCACCTTGTCAAGTGCGCTCGGCATGGTTGTTCCTGTAATCGACATAGAGCCGAGAGCAATGGCGGTTCTCGCCTTGAGCATCCTCGCCAGATTCATTGCCTTGCTCTTGCTCATCAATTGCCACCTTCACGCTCTGGGAGGGTTTCAATTGCTGGAACCAACACATCTGATGCTGGCACGGTCGAAGCAGGTTCTCCATCTCGTGCAACGAACGTGCAACGGCAATTTGGATGGGCTGGAATCACGGAGTTCGAGTCTTCGATTTTATACACAGCACCTTCATACGGCGCACATAAATCCTTGTCGGTTTGGGTGTCGATTTCAACGAGTCGCTCAACATATTTGAATCCGGCTCGGCGCAATCCTGAAATGTGGGAGTTCTCAACGACTCGACGAGTCTCGGTTCGAGCGATTCGATTGTAAAAGTATTTTGGATATTTTGAACCAGATGGGTCAATGAGTTCTTTCATTCGGCCAGAAGCCCATTTCCACGATTGGCCTTCTCCAACCATCTGTTCAAAGACGGTGGTGATATTAGCCCTATGTGAGCCAAGAGTTCGGCGAAGGGCTGGTATGACCCATCTCCTTCGCCAGAATGCAATAGCAGCAATGTCGTCGGCCATCAATGCGCTCGCCATTCCGGTCGGTGCAAGAGTCAATCCCAGAGATTCTCCATACGTTGTAGTCAGCAAGAGTTCAGCCTCGACAATTTGCTTTTCCAGCGTTGTTGCGATATTGGCATCAATACGGCCAAATGCGACTTCGATGTCGTCGAGATTGATTTTTGCCTTGCGACGATATGACTTCACAGGTATGTCGATTTCAATATCGGGAATCTCAACCGCTTCATCTCCTGCTGCGAACAAATCATTCAGGCTGGCGAGAACATCGGTTGCGAATGTTTGTTGATTGTCTTCAAATGTTGCATCGAGCAAAGTCTGGGAATTGCTGATGAGCGATTCATATTCGCCAGATGCTTTGACTCTTCGAGAACCCATATCGAGCCGAATATCATTTGATAGTTCTGGTGCTGGATGGATATCGGTCATTGCTGGATGCTCGCCAGCATATTTTCCTTCACCATCTGGTGTTGAATCGGGAGGGAATAATTCTTCAAGAGATGGAGGTGTTGTTGGATTTTCCTCCGCAGAATCCTCCGCACCCATGTTAATGGATAACTTTGGAGATAAAAAGAATGGGTCGTCGGCTTCTGGCTCGCTTAGACGTTCAAGACCGAGCATCATACGGCCTTCATTGATGCTGACTATGCTCTCCTGTCGCAAATGGCTGATTGCCAATGATTCGGCCTTGCGGGTTTCAGCAAGTTCCTTCTCACGGCTTGGGCGAACTGTGATGAAATCGAATTGCCAATCGGTGATTCCCAGCAAGGGGAGAAGTCGATTGTTAATGACGGCTTCAATTCGACGATGGAATGATTCAATCACATCATACCACGCATCCAATTGCTGTTCGGGATTCGACATTTTGCCTGTCTGAACCCAGCCCAATTTCATCGGTGGGATTCCAAACACAGCACATATCTCTTCACGATAGTAATAGAGCAAATCCAATTGCGCCCCTTCACGGGTTGAATCGAGAACTCGGTGCATATTGAATCCCGTTCCACCATTGACGGCGACCAGACCGAATGGCGATTTGCCTCCGGTCAATTGTTGTTCAAGGAGAGCGAGCATTGCTTTCATCTCGCCGTTGGATATATCGCCAACATTCAGGATGGTCTTGGGGAGAGTTCCTGTATAGAGTTCGTTGAGATAATTTGACAGATTCATGTGTCCTGAAATTACGTTCAATAAAGAGATAAGCGGAGATGTTCCATACGCTCGGTCGTGTTTGAACTTCGATATGTGAAGCACTTTGTCAGATGAGAATTGACGAGTCTCGCCATTCAGTTTTTGCTCATATGCCATTCTTGGTGGGGCTGGTCGTCGATTGCCAGCAAGGAGAGTCATTTGTTCAGATGGGATAGGCCATACGCTCACGAGGTCGCCTCCATATGTCCACTTGACACCTTTGCCACCCGTGTTCTTGTCTTCGGACCCATCGAGTTCCAGATAGGCATCTCCGAACAAAGCCAAATCATAGATGAGGGATTCCAACCATTCGTTGCCATTATCGTCAGGATTAGGATTCTTGAACCATTCTCGTGCCTTCTTCAATTGGTCAGCATCTCCGGTCTCTTCGCCAACGGGGAGGATGAACTCATATCCATTCCCCAGACAATCATCGACAGTTCTGCGGAGGATAGCATTGACGACTTCTGACTTCAATGAAATATCTCTCAAGAGGGAATATGACACCAGCGTATCAGTTCCGCTGCCTTCTGCTGCTCGCCCCTTCTTGGTGGCTTGACCGATTCTTGACATTGATGCCAAAGCCTTGCCATCCCAAAGCAATCCAGATTCAGGCTGGTTCGCTTCATTCACCAAATCGGTGAATCGTTGAACATCAGCAGGGTCGGGCGCATCGGTTCTTTGACGGCCAAAAACACGCTCACGGATGCTGCGCTTTCGCTCGGACATGATTGGTGGTTGCGCCTCATGGTTTAATTGCATTGGCAATTGAGAACGTGAGAATTGATTTGTTCAGTCCACGCAGTCCACACCCTCCCGATTCTCGAGAGTGCCGTTTGTGAGAATTGTCGCTGTTCCCCGACAATCTATGGGTGAGGCCACGAGTATAAGAACATTGCTATTGTGATATTCAACATTGATAGACCGAACAATTGATATAGTATCATCTCCAGCATCAGAATAGAGGCGAACAACCCGACCAACCCACAGGCGCAAGAACTGAAATCCGAGCAACAGGCGTGGATGGATGGGAGATGCGAAGTGTCGAGGTGTTGTAGTGTTCGTCTCTGCCAGAACCTGACCGTCGCCAAACATGACGGCCACCTCACATAAGAGACCCAAAGCAAACAATCTGTGCGGGAATTGGAGGATGGTCTAAGGCAGTCTCGTCGCTCGCCTCCGCTAATATCGGGGGATGGGGCGGTTGGGTTCACTTCTTGAATCTCCATTGTCGATAGCGCATAGCGAATCGGCAAATTATTTCGATGAACATATCAATCCCAATTGGGCTTGCTATCGGTCTGAACTATTTTCATGTTTCCATGCGGTCTCCCGCATTGATTTGAACCACACTTAGGTCGGTTCGAGCGAGTCCACTTTTCATGGCCACAGGCCGGACACTTGGCCAAGACGAGAGGCATTAGTATGGTCGCCCCCAGAGAGATGCTTGGTGAACAAGACACTTGATGCACATATCGGCAAGGCGTGTTTTGTTCTTGAGGCAATCGTGAACGTCAGGAGGGCAATCATCAGGTCTAATTGGTGAGGTGATGGTCAAAACAACCCCACCAATTCAGGAACACCCAAACCAGCGGCGACACCTGCAAGTATGAATAGAATCGCTCGCCTCGAATATCTGCGAATCACAGCAAGCACATCAATTTTAATCTCTTTCAGTTCAACAACATCAATTTTGAGCCGAGCCACATCATGTTTCAGGGTCGTCAAGTCGTCAGCAATATGAGCCAAGTGATTATCACGCAGGTTGGATAAATCCCTGTGAATCGCTTGGGTCCATTGGAATAAATGGTTGTTGTCGATTTCAGGATTCGGCATAATATCATCTCAATTTTATTCTGACAAGTTCTCGATGTCAAGCGATTCCAATTCGTCGATTGCATCCAATTCGTCAACGGTTGGATTTTCGATGGTTTGAGAATTAGCCTCTTCTCCACGTTCTGCTGCTGGGTCCGTATCGAGGCCAATAAGACCCAATGCCACAGCCTGTCGCTCTGCTTCGAGAATCTGCTCGTGCTGCTGGTTTTTGGTTTCGACCATTCGGAGATGTGCGGCCTGATTTTGAATATCGGTGTTTTGATGTTCCCAATACTCTGGCATCGAACCAATCTCTTGATTCTGTTCGTTTTTCCACAGTTCAAGAATAGATGTGAGGATGAGCAAAGCGGGTCCACCAATGATGGCTATGAGGGTTGTATAATCCTTGATGTTGACAAGAACTGCAGATGAATGCAGACCATACCAAATGACAAGACAGGCGAAGCCCATCCATGCCAGCACGACAGGAACTCCCACCAGAAGCATCAGGCGGTCGTTGAAGGACATTCCCTTCTTATTCGACAACAGCCTCACCATCTGACTCGACTATCTCTTCGACTTCTGCTTTGACTTCTTCTGCTTTATCTCCGATTGCTTTGATTTCACCTATGACTTCATCAAGTGTGATTTTACCATCGGCCATCAAACGTGTGTATCGCTCTTTGAGCCAAAGCCCTGTTGGTATTGCTACGGCGGTTGCGATTAAGAGAATGGTTTCGATTTCCATATCCATTGGTGAATCGGCTGGGGTTTAATACAATAGTCGTGTATTATTCCGATTCAGGAACTTTGGCAATTTGATTTTCATGTTTGGTTTCATCTGTATTGAACCATTCGCCATCCTTCTCAAGCCAAATGCTAAGGCAAAACGAATAGGTTTCGTTTGTTATCGCACCATCCCAAGTCCATGTTTTCCAATCTGGGTCTTGATATGTTGTATTGTAGCCGGTGAAAATTGAGCGAACAACATCTCCAGATTCATTCTTGATGGTTATATCGACTTCGATATGGTGAGTCAGGTCGCAGTTCAAATCGGCATCCCATCGAACCGTTGCCAATGTTTTGTTGTCCTCTTCTGTCCAGATGATTTCACTATGATAGAATAGTGCTGATAAATTGCAGGCTGGTTCGGTTTCATTGCCAGATTCATTGCCAGATTCAGTGCCGTTATCTGGATTTTGATATGAGTCATATTCACATGAACCATCATCATCTGTTGCTGTCTCATTGTAATTGTTTGCTGCTGGGTCCGTGCAACCATAGATTGGTTCTGGTGGAGGCGGTGGTGGTGGTGGATATTGGCACGAGCCATCATCCTCATTGGCCATTGAATCGTAATTCTCGGCGGTCGAATCCATACAGCCCCAGAATATGGTGATTACAGGCTCGTCTTGACGTTCTGCTTCGTCTATATCATCCGAACCCATCAAGTCGATTCCAAGCATCTCCAGACCCCCTCCGCCTATGACAAGAGCAATGATGGGAATGAGAGTCATAAGGAGAGCCTTGAACTTCTTGGCTTGCTCATTAGCCCTATCCAAGACTCCTTGTTTTTCATTCGACCAATTCATCTCACCGTCGTCGAGCAAATCGGCGAGAACCGCTTTGGCATCTCTCCCAGATGCTTCTGCAAGCAATTCAGCACGGGCTGACAGTTCTGTTAAATCAACCTCATCGTCGCCCATACCAATAACATTGGCGCTGGGGTTTTTTATGGATTGGTGAAAAGGATTCCCAGCCAACCTCGTGAACTCCCCACTAAGCCGTCGCCTGTGGTTTGCCGGTGCGCTGGTCTGGAATTGTAGCAGCCGACCCCACAGGCGGCTTAGGAGTCTGCGCTCAATGCGCTTCGTCGATTTCGCTCGCAGGTGGTGGTTGTCTGCTACAAACCACACCACGCACCACCACTATATCAATGTGCCGGTGTATCAATGGTGAGTAATATCAATGGGTTTGATATACTACAACGAGGTGGGTCAGCACAGAGGGTATAGACAAATGACGCAACCAGAACTAACAGAAAGAGATGAAAACGGACTTCTTGATTTAGGTTATGTGTATAAAGAAAGACGCTGCGGAGCCTGCGAATGCAATCTCCTTGTTCAACAAATTACTGACAACATTAAAGCGAAGGTGCAGTGTAAATGGACTCGTTGGTTCTGCCATGATTGCCAAGAGTTCGTTGAAACAAAATTGGTCATTGTCGATTGGCGAGACATGGGGTCCAAATCAACCGATGTTGCCAAATTGGAAAAGAGATGTGAACGCCGAATGCAAATCATCACCGAGATGCGAGATGCAACAGAAGCCAGATTGCTTGGTCTCTAAGCACCAAAGGTTCTCATGGTTGGCAATCCGCCACCCTCATCCATCATCTCGATAGCCAGCAACGCATACAGCAGGGCGTGGAATGCGTGGTCGTCGCCATCTCGACCATACTTGGTCAAGGTTTGCCCTCGCAATTGTCTCTGGCTTTTCATGTCGTCTTCGACCGAACTGTTGATGGCGCACCATTCATGGAGAACCCATTCCAAATCTCGGTCTTTGAATGGGAGAGAGATTTCCTTGTTCTTGATAATTTCAAGCGTTTTTTCCACATACGTTGTCCTATCGACAACGGCCATATTGATTATGTTGCGGTTGTTATCTCTTCGCTTGAACTGATATGGAGTCATTGGTCGAGATGAATAATAGCACGAGCAAACACGGTCGGCGAACTCGTCTTGGAGTTCCTTTGTTTGTCTTGCACCATATCCGATATCGCACACGACCTTCACGCAATTGTATCGGAGAATTAGTTCTTTGATTCTGGCGACTTCATCCAATTCTCCATCGCCTCTCGCCTCAATCCGTATTGCATTCAATATCTCTTTTCCATCCTTGCTGCAAATCACGATTGTCGTTGTCAATCCCCAATCAATTCCCATGACCGATTCTGCTGGAATCGCCAGAGACTCCGCTGGGAACTTATTGGGGTCAATACAATTCAACGCAACATCGAACGTGAGAGGTTTTGCAGAACCGGCAAAGAACTCGCCAAGCACTTCGTTTTGAAATCGACGAGGCGAGTATGTTCCTCGCTTTTGCTCTATATCGGCGTCTGACACGGATGGATGAATCAATTGGGTTATGTGATAGCCATAGATGTTCTGAACTTGCGTTGCACCGCCGTTTTGATGCACCCATTGGCTGCCATCCCATTCGCCCTTCGTGCTGGATTCCCAAAGCCTCCAGAACTCCGAGCCTTGTTCACGGGCTGTGCCAGATACAAGCACTATTTTGAAGTTCGATTGGGTGAGCATCTCCATCAGCATCGGGAGAACGTCTGGGTCGCAATCCTGATATTCGTCAATGCAACACAGGTCTGCGGCGATACCAAGAAGCCCATGTGCATCTCCCCAATTTGAATAGGCATAGAAGTGATTCAAAGACCTTGCACCAACATCGAATGTCTGGTGGCTCACGCTTGTCTTGATACGCTGCTTTAGAAGGCATCCATTGTTCACCGAACTCATCATAGCCCCATTGAACCGTTCCTCGACGAATCGGCTCACTTGCGGTTGTCTGGGCGCAGTATAGACCGCATTGAAGTATGGAATGTTGAGCAACCCATACAGGAGAATGTTGCAGATGGTTTCAGTTTTTTCAACCTTGCGAGAACACTTGAGAACAATCACTTTCGTTATGTCATTGCGCTCGGTTGCACCAAAGTGGCGATAGACTTCTTGGAGATACGGTCGCTCTCCCAGCAAGAATGCTTTGCCGTTGATGGTTCTGAAATAAGAAGCCCAACGGTCTGGATAGAGAGCAATCTCCCTCGCTTGTTCGCCTGTGAGAACAGCATTGCCAGCCTTGCTCATAATACAAGGAGGCAAGCCGCCCACATTCAATCTATCTGTTCAAACCTTTTCGACAACGGAGAATTGGTCTGCATATTCGTTTGCCTTTTGACGGGATTGGAATGTGCAGATTGTTTCGCCTGTGGAACGGTCTTTGACAGCGTAGTTCCCTTCATCATCACGAAGGATAACGACTTCAACGACTCGTGCTTCGATAGTGCCTTCAATGACCATAGCGGTGGTCTTAGAGTATGGTAATGCGTAATGCTTGGCACAGATGGGTCCATAGCCGTGTGCGGTGGACTTGAAGTCAGTTAGAGGCAAAGAGCAGAAGCAACAGCGACCGGATTTGCGCCCCATCTCTGAAACCGTTGCGATTGGGTCATTGCGGAATTGAGTCATAACTGCAACAACCGATTCTGTGGTTGCTGGTGTGAAGTTCCAGCCTGCGGTTGATTTGGTGATGTGTCCGAATTGGGAATCACGGTCGTTGTAGTCAGCGCCATGATTATGGATATAGAGAACATCATTGGATTCGCCGTTGCGTCGGTTCGAGCGAACAACGACTTCTTGGCCATCATCAGTAATCAAGTGGATTTTGGTGCGTGTTAATGTTGCACCAGCACCGTCGAATAATTCGAGAACTGCTTCAAATCCTGTCATTGCTTCTGAATCGCTCACAGGTGTGGTTGCGATTCGATGTGCTTCACGAGCCGCTTCACGAGCCACACGAGCCGCATCTCTGGATGCCATTGTCGATGCGTGTTTGCCTTTCATGTCATTGCCTTCTGCAATCATTTTATGGACAAATGGCAATTGCTTGGCGGATAAGAAGCCTTTGCTTCGACCTTGACGAATCAAGGATTGAGCGAAGTTCTGGCCACTTGATTTCAAGTGTGGTCGAACTGCTTCTAATTGGTCGCACAGTTCCGAGATGTTCTCGGTTGTTGACGGGGTGATGGTGCTGACGGTGGTGATTGTTTTACCAGCGCCCTCTTCGCCTGTTGTCGAGGTTGCGTCTTCGCCTTCTTTGACGAACTTGTTGACATAGAACATTTGTTTGCTCGATAGAACCCACTTGCTGCCTTTTGACACGAGGTCTCCGGCGAACTTTTGGCTTCTGGTCGGTAATACTTCAAGCACTTCTGCAAGTGCCGATATCGCTGTGGTCTGGGTTTCTGGTATGGTGGCCATACCCATCCTAAGTAGTTCCACTATATCAATGGTTCGGTATATCAATCAAGCGTCTTTCCAATCACGCTTGCGTTCTGCCATTTTGGTTTCACGCTCTGCACGACTTTCATCTCTGCGAACATCATCTGCACGGCGGAGTTCGGTTTTTTTGAGTCTGACATTACCTGCACTAATCGAGGCATTGACACATAATTCGATTCGCTCATCCGTGTGCGATTCAAAGTGAACCGCCCATTGAAATCCTCTGCGGAATAATGCGACATCTTCGACAATAGTATCGGCTGGCAATGATTCTTTGATTTGAGCGAATGCTGCTTCTTTCATCCATAACGATGCACAGCCCTTGATTGAGCCATAGATAGCGGCGACAATCTGATTCTCTTCATGTGGGTATCTGGCGACGGTGTATTTGATTGAACCTGCTGTCATATCCTCACATTGGAGTCCTTTGGATTCCAAAGACATCTGGATATTTGTTCGGCACATTTTCTTCATTTCACGCTTTCCTATCAGTGGTTTTTTTCTCGGCATGAGCCGTGCTGGTTATCCCACCTTTATCAATACATAGGATTCACACCAAACACCTTTGTTGAATACTTTGCAGCACTCTCGACAAGCCGATTCGGGAGACATAGCCCTTGTTCGGAATAATACCTTTTGGCAATTCGGACATTCATAGCGATGGAGGTTGCCTCTTTCACGTTCAAGCCGTTCCACCGAGCGCACGAACTTGGCTCTGTGGTATTTGTAATCTGGATATTCCATCCAAGACTTCTCCATCCTTTGGAACATGGGTCCATGACCCTCGCTCGAACCGAGAACTATGTGAATCAGTTCGTGATGAATCAATCCTTTGAGTAGTATCGGTGAACCCTCGAAGTAATAATCGAAGGCATATCGGTTAATCGACAACGTAAAGTCGTCGTCTTTCAGCCTGACTTGCGCCAGCACACGAATAGTTCCTTCACGGAGATATCGCCATCTCAACCAAGAAGTTCCTGATGGCAACCCACCGAGTTCGTCTGGCCTCTCGGCACGAAGTTCACGATACAACGAGCGCACGAGCAAGAGATGTTCAACACTTAATGGATTGGTCAATCCTCGTTCTCGACTCTTTTCCATTCTTCTCCCTCGACGGCGGTGATGAATATGACTTCATCTGCACGGAACATTCTGAAAACCTGTTGAGGATTCGACATCAATAACATTTGGACTTTTTCACCAATCGCCGATGGTGCTGTGTTGGCGTTGAGTTCCCAAGAACGGGTTTCTCTTCGACCGTTAATTTCAATCTGAACGGAATCATCATCATCTATGGCATCGTCTGGACACATAACTTTGGGGTGTCTCCCCACCATTATGAATGCGACTCATATGTCGATTGAAACCTTTGTCGGGTCTTTGAGGATTTGATTTGACAGTTCAAGAATAATTTTATTTGTATTCTGGAGATTGGTTTTGGTCTGTGGAGTATGCAGCATCCAATTATCGGAGTCAATATCTGGTCGAAGGCAAATCGCCATGAATCCAGATTCGCTCGGTTTGATTTCATTCATCGAGCCGATTGAAACCAATTCTGGTGCAATCGACTTTTTGGAAAACCATTCTTCTTCAACATCGTGAGTATCTATCCATTCGCACCAACCATTTGTCATTAGTGCTGGGTCAATTGCGACAAACGCTTTCAATGGAATTATCAATTGGTCAGGAACAAGAACCTTCTTTGCTGGTCGGGTGAATTGACCGGCGGTTGAATCGAGAACCCAGCCGTCGCACATGGCAACAACATGACCATCATATCCTGTTCCTTCGACTTCTTGTTCGTGGTGGATGGCGAGGCAATATGGCCAAATCCTCGTCTCCTTCTTTTTTCGACCGCCACGCTGGGGATGCCGATTGACCTGATGTTTTGGAATCCTTTTGACTATGGCTTCTCCACTTTTGGCTCGTGTGAAGTGATGGTTCCATCCATAAACATCACAGGCCATTGACTTTGCATCTGGGAATCCCATCTCATTCAAAGAGTATGCAATGCCCTCGCTCACTTGATAGCAACAATCTGGAACTATGCCTGAAATCTGTGCGAGGTGAGCAGCATTCAACACAGCCTCTATTCTCTTGTCAACATAATCAATCTCGATGAAATTGAATGGAATTATTTTTGAACTCACACCAATCGGCCTCCACCTCATGGTGGTGTTGCGAGTATATCAATGCTCTTGTTCCTCAATATGCCGACCATAGCAATCGACAAGCGTTGTTATGTCCTGACTCCGCATCGTGGTCGAATACCAAATGTTCCAATTGGCCATCTGGGTTGCAGCAACGAGTCATATCCATAATGACTTTTGGATTCTCGACTTGATGTTTGAATGCTTCTTGCATTGCTGAACTGATTCCAGCAATAATATCCTCGAATGTGCTGGTGATTTTGACTTCACCGATGTCGTCGTCTTCGTTTATGATTCTCACGTTGTCGCCAGATTGAATCAACAACATTATCGGCTTCAATACCGTTTCGCCCAGAACACTGTTCAAATCGGAATCCATTCAAATCATTCCCAATCGACAATTATATTTGCCGGACCCGTGCCAACGATTGTTGCCTTGACAACAATTCCCTGCAAGAATATAGCCTCGTTGAATACAAATGAAAACTGATTTTGCAGGTATGCGTCGAACTCAAATGCAACCGCACCAGCAACCGCATCGGCAACACTTTTGGCATCATACACGGTGATGGTGCATTCGTCTTGTTTGAAAGAGCCACTTATTCCAGATAACATTGAAAACGGAGTCGCTGACACGACCTGTGTTCCTGTTGCTGAAAGAGCAATGTGAGTCAAAACCATAACTCAACCTCTTGCGTGGGGGGTTATCACGGTATTGGCCTATTCGTCTTCACCAGATGGAGATGTTCTATCAGATAATGGCGAGCCTTGTTTGAGGATTCCACTTGCCTCTTCGATTGATTTCACTTTGGCCAAAGCAGCCTTTTGTTTTTTCAATAAATCTGGGCGGTGGATTGAGCAAACCCTGAATCCACGATTGGGTTGGTTGGTGCAATTCTTTTGAACACATCTGCGAGCCATAACTTCTCGGAGATGAATCCTGTATTTCAAACCAGCGTGAGTCGAGATTCCATTGAACCTTCGCTCACCCAATTCTCAATCGCTCGTTGAGCATCCGAGTATCGTCGCTTATTGGAGTATTCTTCACCATTGACAAATATCACCCATACGTTCCGAACCGCCCGAACCCGAACTCGTTGAATCCGTAATTCCCAGCCTGTGTTTGGACAAACGGATGAGTATGTGGAATAATTATCATAGCCCCACTTCAACATCGAGTCGGTCATATCTGGATGGATGCGCTCACCGTATTTCAATGACTTGGAATGATTGGGATGCTTCTTGAGCCTGTGAAACCAGCCTGCAATCATTAACCCCCTAAAGGGGGTTAGAACAATGAATGGAACCAGACCCCCCTTTGAGGCATACACACACCTCCAGATTGCGTAGTGCGTTTAGGTTTTGTATCGTGTGTGTGTGTCCTATACCCCTCTTGTTTGTTTAATTATTATTAGAGAACAGAAGTAGTATGAAAAGTTAAGAAAAAAAATAGTGAAAAACGACAATAATTTTCGAGGGGATATTGCACAGGAATCCAAAATAAATATGGCTCTCGATAACAGATGGGGGGGTTGGTCAGCAACCATCCCTCCAGCCTGCAATTCTTCTGGAACATTTTGTTTATTTGTTTGGCCTGTGAGCGCATGAATCGCTTGGAGGCAATCTCGTTGCTCATCAAGCAATCGACACGCACACGCCATCCCCAGCACACACGCATGGGCGGCATCTATCGCACCCATCACAGATGTTGGAGGTGAGCAGTTCAGGAATGAATCCCTCCAGCATCACCGGCATGGTATTGTTCATCATCTCCACACCAATCGGTGTGAGTATCGGGTGAACTGCAACCAACACCACCAGATGGGTGGCATGGATAATTGACTATCACATCTCAACGACCCCCCACCCCCGCAGGGATGGAGAGCCTAAGACTCGACTCGACTCGTGCTTGGTATTCAAGAACGGTCAGTGAATTGCTGGCGACCTGCCTTCATTCCACGAGTATCGTTGGTGATTCCCTTTAGAAGTGTTTCAGCAAAAGCGAATCTCTCGGAGTCAAAGTCAATTCCAAGTAGTGTAGCCTGTGTTGCGACATCACCGTTGATTAGTGATTCGGACATTTCCTGTGCTTGCTTTAGAGAAGTGATTTTGTTCTGTTTCATCAATAGTAATAGAGCAAGGGATTTTGTTCCCAATTTCTGTGTGATGATTGCGTCTGGGTTATCAAGACCAACTGTTGCATCTCCGGTGATGTTGTCTGTTGCACCTGTGATGTTGTCTATGATGGTCAAGTCAACAGCGTTGGTTTGCTTTTCTGCAGGTGCTTCATTAACAGTAGCACGGTCGGTCTTCTTCTGCGAAGTAGCCCATGATGCAACGGCGCAACCTGCGCCTGTTGACATAACAGCAGGAACCAAAGTTCCTGTTGCCCTATCAAGGGTTAGTTCGTTTGTCTGGCTCATTTCTAATTCTTCAGTTTGGCTCATATTGGCGGTCTCCTTATCCATTGGTAGCACTATGCACTATATCAATGCTTCGTGTATATCAATACCAATTGCCCTCAAAACCGGCTTTTTGCATTGTTCCATAGTGATTTATTTGAGCAGCAGATAATCTGTCAATTTTGACAAACCCCCTTTAGTGAGTATCGAATCCAATATCTGTTGTCGATAACCTCGAAGAATAATCGACAAATCAATCTGGTGCTGGTTTTGTGCTGGAGATGGACAACGTGCGATTGAGGGTAATTCGCAGCACGGATATATTGAAGTCAATACCTGTTTTTTGAGAATAGTGTCGATGGGATTAAAACGCTTTTTAGCAAGAAAAAACAGGCTCGCAGTAGCACGGTTATTTTGTCTGGGTCCGGCGTGTTTCACTTGGTCGTCTGGAATGGTGTCGATAGGCTATGTGTGATATTGAACTCAATACCAAATCGCACGTTCTGTTCCTCTATCCATTCCTCCTTGCTGGATAATCTGCAGCACCAGATTCTTTGGTCGTCTGGAAAAGTGTCGATGCCCTTTTTGTCAGGCACCCTTGAAAAACAACAGGCTCGCAGTATAGCGTTTTTTGTTCGTCGATGCGAGGGTGTGATTGGGTTTTTAATTTGGTCGTCTGAAAAACCGTCGATTGATTGTTTGCTGCGCTTGGGCTGGTGGCTGGAATAGTGCTGCGACTCTTGCTGGATAATTCCCAGCACCGGATTCTGGGATTCTCACGTTCCCTGACCCGAATAAAAGACAGGCTCTCGGTCATGCTTTTTTTTCTGTCGATGCCTTGTTAATTGCTATCTCACGTTGTAAATCGGTGCTGCGATATATTGAGTTCAATACCACTTGCTGCTGACAGCCTGCTGTTGCGAATCGCATATGCGGTTCAATCTGAATCTGTTGTTCCATCATCTGAATCTGAATCGTCTTCAACATCTATGATTTCAATTGCATCCTGTATGACTTCTCTGAATTGTTGAAGCGGGTCATATCCAACATTGACAACAACCTGTGGTGCGGCCTCCTGTGCGCCCGTGAACTTATCCATTGACTCTTGAGCCTTGATGAGACCACCAAGCATGAATGAAACGCTATTCAATTTGCTGACGGAATCCGCTTGGTCATGTGCCGATTCAATCACCGCTTCGAGCCGAGCAATCGCTCGTCGCCTTCGACCAAATGAATCGAGCCTCTGATGTTCAATATCATCCATCTCCGCTTTCGCCACGACCATCCACTTAATGTCCTCTGCAACAATCTGCGCCTGTCGAATAAGAGAACGCCATTTGTCGGCTGGGCTTGAAGAGTTAAACAGACTATTTTCAATCAAGTTCCTTTTGACTTCTGATTCAGTTTTGCCCCTCACCAAGAGATGAGCAACGAATCTCACGAGCGATTCATCGTGTTTCGATTTCACCATTACATCGGCCTTGTCAACATCATCAATGGTTTCATCCATATCATTGACCTATCGCTAAGTGGTTATTCACACTTTCGTAGTATTGAGGTTGCGACTATCCATGCCAATCATCAACCGATTTGACCAACCTGTATAGGATGGTTGTCTGTTGATTTAACTGCGCTCTGACGACGAATCTGTGGTTCACCCATTCCGTCAATATCATTGCGACTCGTTGACGGGGTTGTTGCATTCTCAACCCCCTTCTATCTGGGGATTTGGGGATTCTCATTGCTTCGACTAATTCATCCAAACCGAACTCATCACCAACATTCATTCCCTGTAATGCTTGTTTAATTTGCATTCGACATTGCTGGTTTCTTGTCATTATGAAAACCACGAATCCATTGTCTTTTGACCGACCGCCACACCGTCTTTGAAATCGGCTAAGAGCGTATCATCATCATCTGGCAATGGAACTTCTGGAATTGCATTATGCACGTTCTGAATCCTCACGCCAAGCCATCGAATGACCGGCACGGCCATCGAGTTCCCACACGCTTTGTATCGGTGGCCATCAGGACAATCATCAGCCGATTTGCCATTCCATTCAATTTTAGTCCAATCATCTGGGAATCCCTGCAATCGCTCACATTCTTTTGGAGTCAATCGACGAACAATCATATCTCGCTTCTCAAGTATTTGGGATTGATATTTATGTGGTTGACTCAACACAGTTCCTGTTCGTGAACCATCTCCACCAACAAGCCGACCCTCATGGTCGTCATTGATAGCAACGGCAACCGCAGGCTGGCGTGGAACTCCTTCTTGACGAACTGCAGGATAACCTTGACCCGCTTGGCCACCACCAGATGATGAAAGTGTTGGGTGAACCTTTGATTCAAAGACACGGCCATCTCCCACTGATGTGAATGCTGCAACATCATCTCCCTCATCATTGGGAATTGAAATAATCCCTTCATTCCCCATTTCACTTAATGTGTATGAAGGCGCACCAGCCTGACCGACTCCTGTTCCATTTTGACCCTTCGTGAATATCTGAATAGGCAAAACGGAATCCTCTTGGAGAATCGCCAGCCCGCCTTGATTCTTGGCCGGTGTTGGTGCTGATGTGTCAAGAGTCGGAGATATTGATTCTTCGTGGATTCCAGAATCTGGGTTGGATGATTTCATCGAATTGGAATTGACTCCATCGAGAACAAATGCTGTATCTGGAATCGGAACTGCAACCGCATTGCGAGCATCAACCGCCAATGTTGGAGATTTGTTCTCCATCAACGAATTGACTGTTTGTTGGTTGGATTGATTGCCTCCGATACCGATTGGCAGTTCACCATCCCAATCGACACCAGATGGATGAGCCTGTGCAATCATTGTTGCATTCGTGCTGGTATCGTGGTGCGTGGATAGAGAATTGGTTTTGTCGCCCTTCACGTTCACTTGCTTGCGTGTCGAACCGTCTTTGGCTTGGTTCATACCCTCAACGAATGCGAAGGCATCTGGGTCCATATCCTGTGCAACCATTGTTGCAGCGTTTCGTGGGTTTTGGGTTGTTGAAATAGTGTTGGTCGTGTCGCCTGTGATATTCACGGGTTGACGGAGAATCCCTTTGCCATTCTTAGTCAATCCTTGATTGAATGCGAATGCTGCTGGGTCGTCAGTTTCCTGTGCAACCATAGTCGCATGGGTTGTTCCACCTTGACTCGTTGTTCCAACGGTGTTGGTCTTATCTCCTTTGACTCGAATCTGTCGTCGTGCTTTGCCATCTGAATCGTGATTCATGGATTCAACAAATGCAAATGCCGAATCATCGACTTCATGTCCGACAAGAGCGCAATCCGATTGACAATGAAGTGTTGGTGCGAGATTGGCGGCTGGATTAGTCCATTGGGCGGCTTGGCCACCACCGATTCCATAGGTCTCGGTCTTTACTCTTCTTCGAGTATCGGGAGATTTACCATCCCCGCTGCCCCTCTCTCCAAAGCCTTCTGGAGAACTTCTGGCATCCTCTTTGCTCTCGCCTCCGTGTGTCGGCGAATGATTCCGCTGCAGGCTGCTTTGCTCAAATAATACCGCTGCGGAATGTCGCCAATCGGCTCTAATATGTCCAACAACGAAGACTCGACGACGGCGTTGGGGAACTCCGAAGTGTTGAGCGTCAAGAATCCTGTATGAGACCCCATACCCGCATTCCCCCATGAGTTCGATAAGGGAACCAAAATCCCTCCCTCCGTCAGACGACAGGAGACCAGCGACATTTTCAAGGATGAACCATGTTGGTCGAACCGTGTCAATAATGCGGCAGAACTCGATTGCCAAGTTCCCACGAGCATCATCCAATCCAAGTCGCTTTCCTGCAACAGAAAACGATTGGCATGGTGAGCCTCCGATGATAAGGTCAATGTCTTTGTCTTTCCATTCATCCCAATTCACCTTTGTAATATCTCCGAGATTTGGAACATCTGGGAATCGTTTTGCCAAGACCGCAGATGGGAATGGCTCGATTTCACAGAATGCTGCAGGTTCCCATCCAAGTGGTTCCCAAGCGACGGATGCGGCTTCGATTCCAGAGAAGCAAGAGATGTATCGGAATGGCCTTGTTGGTTTTTCATCAGACACATTTCAATCCCCCTTAATCTCCCCAGCCTCACCAGCACTTTTACTGTTTGGGTCAACGAATATATCACGACTCGCTTCGAGCAAGTATTCAGATTCATTCAATGCTTGGAGAATCGGCGACATGATGCAATGGAATACATGGCTCTTGTCTCGATGTGTTTTAAGACTCTCCTTGATGGAATTGATAATCGACTCTGACATATTTTGCTCACGCTTCATGGCAATCCAATTGATGTCAACCACTTCATGGATTTGCTTCATTACGTTCGTGGCCTCGTGCAATTGTTCCAGATGGTGTTCCTCCGCCATTTCAGCATCACGGATTTGTTCCTGTTGCCACATTGCGTATTCCGCTGGGTCGTCAGTTATCATAGATTAGCGAGTCAAATCCCACCCTTATCAAAGGGTCGCAATATCAAAGCATTCCATCTCTTATTCTTTGTTCTCTCTTGCTTATCAAATAGCATTTGCCACAGAGTATTTTGGATGCGGTTTTGCCACGACCAGCCCTCGTGTTGTATTGGTTGATTACAGCCCCGCAACGGTCGCATAGACTCCCATTGAATATGCCTTTGGGATTGGATGGTTCGGTCATGGAGTTTCACTGATGAGACTCCACTATAAATGCTTCATGGTGCAATATCTATGGTTCGACCTTCTTCGCTGACATTGAATGTTTCGATGTAGTATCTGGGTTGACCGCCCCCATCATCATTAGTATAGACGGCATTCACACTGACACCTGCATGAACTGTCAGCATCCCTCCTTGCATCGGGATTCCTGTTTGGCCATTCATTTTAGTCCACAGAATCGGAGGGAATGAGGCTGGAGTCAATTGAACCAACACAGGAGTCGATGCCGTGTTCGTGATTGTAATTTGATGTGTTGGGGTTGTTGGTGGCAAGTCAATTATCATAGGGCTGCCATCGCCACCCAAAGCAATCACTTTGTTGAGGTTTTGGGGAATGAATCCACCATCAGGAACAGGCTGGAGAGTCGGTGGCAATAGATTTGTTCCTCCACCACCACCACCAGATGCGGCCAAAGAGTTCCCTGTGAGCGTGAGATTAGCACCAATCGTCAATGGGGTGAGGTCGCCGTTTGCATCGGCATAGACGATTGCATTTGTAGTCGCAGATTGGCGAATTGTTCCATTCACATCGAGTTCGGTTGCTGGGGTTGTTTTGTCAATCCCTATTCGTGTTTCACCAGCAACGAGACTATCTCCACCGAGAATTGTCAAACGCTCGTGATGTGCGTTATTCTTGTCGTCGGTCTTGACCCAAAAATCGCCATCATACGCATACAATCCGTCGCCACCATCCAATTGAATTGACCTGTGAAAATAGAAGTATGTTGCACTTGTTTTCATGTGCGCCCATGTTCCACCGTTTTGCATTCCCATGTTGATGTAGCCATGTTCGGTGTTGATGGCGAATGTGTTGCTGTTGTTGCCAGCACCGATTCGGATATTCCCCGTTGCTGGTGCAGATGGTATATCGGCTTGAGCGAACTCGATAACCCCGCCCCATTGGGTGTTGTTATCGGTGGCATCAATTTTGGTCAATGCTTTATGTGCTGCACCACCAGCAGGAACTCCAAGTCCTGATGAACCCGTTGCACCCTGCGCCCCCGTTGAACCCGTTGAACCTGTGGTTCCAGCAGTGCCTTGAACTCCTTGATTACCTTGAATACCTTGAGAGCCAGCATCTCCTTGAGGACCCTGTGAGCCTGTTGAGCCGGTCGCACCTTGAGAGCCGGTTGTTCCAACATCTCCTTGAGGACCCGTTGAACCTGTCGGACCCGCAGCACCAGCGTCAGCGAGCAATTCCCAATAGGTTGCGTTGGGAGGTTGTCGATATTGATTCGCCACGATGCAAACGTATGAATGGCCTGAATCGGATGAAACATCAGATACGATATATGCGGTTGCTGACGACCAAGCACCTCGCCATTGGAGTCCTGCTGGACCCGTAGCACCTTGAGAACCTGTGGTTCCCGTAGCACCTTGAATACCTTGAGAACCCGCCGCCCCAGCAGTTCCTTGAGAGCCTTCATCTCCTTGTATTCCTTGAGAGCCTTGAATGCCTTGAATGCCTTGCGACCCATCAGCGCCGGTTGAGCCTGTTGCCCCAGATGCCCCAGATGCACCTGTGGTTCCCGTTGTTCCTCTCGGCAATGTGAGATTCAATTTGCCATCGGTGATTGTTGCTGCGGCATTGCTGCCAGATGCGCCGGTTGATGTTGTTCCAATTTTCAGATTTGACGTTCCAGAACTGTCCGTTGTTGTTGGTTGTATCGAGCCAAATATCCGTGTCGATTTCATATCGTCAGGAACTTCTCCCAAAACATCTGGCAAACCTCCAGACAGGTCTTGAACAATTCTGACCAATTGACCATAACTCATGTTGGCACGGATTGATTGGTTTGGGTAGTTCGTGCGAATCCATGAACGGATTGATTCATCTCTTGTTGCCATAATAATCACTAAAATCCAAAAACATTGAGAACCAAAACATTGATAAGCCGTCAGCCCACCTGCGTATCGGGTCGGCCATCACTTGACAGCCCATACCTCCCAGCATTCACCTGTGGAGTCGTTTTGGAATCGGAGATAGGGAATGTCCTCGCCATCAGGATTTGGATTGACGGGTGAGATTAACTTGAATATGAAGTCGATTGGGTCTGGACAAGCAGAACCTTTCATCGAGTATGTATCTCCATTCTTGCTGGTGATTGACCAATCGTCGCCGTTCTCAATGAGCCGAGCAATGATTCTCATTCCCTTGTCATAGCCGACAAGTTCTGTTGAACCATCGTCGTTTTTATGGACCCAAACCATCATTCCCAATCCGCCCCAAGTTCACCAAATGGTTTGTCTGGGTCGAACGTGAAATTGTCAAAATCCATGTCGATTACCAGCGTTGGATTCTTGTTATCGGATTCGATAATTTGTTGCCACATTGCTTCAATCATCTGGAGAGGATTGTATGTGCAGCCCGCACCGATTCGGACACGGCCAGAACCTTGAGTATTTGGAAAAGTAAAATCCCAATGAAGGGGTGAAATGCGAACAATCGCATCTGGGTTTGAACTGCAATCGGAGTCGTCGTCAATAAATCCCCACAGTTCCATTCCCAAGCGGCCACTCACGACCCAGCGCATCAATCCAATCTCGACCACTTGCATGACCCTCCATCAAGGCTTGGGGTTATTGACAATAGCCCTTAACTTATTCACGGCTGCACGGCATCGAGCGCACACTGATGTTGCTTTGCTCATATCGCCGTTGTTGAGTATCTCTTCGACCCACACGCCCTCATGGACAATGGAGTCGTCTGTGGTTCGCCCACAGACCGTCTTGGGGCTTATGCCCTCCATGATATGCAATCGCCCTGTCGAGCCACCTGTTGCCAGACTCACGAGCGTGAGGGGTTGGTGGCTTGCCATTTTGGGTCAGACTCCACCACTTGCTGAACATTGACAGCAATGGGATTTGTCTTTCGTTTTCTGCATTCTTCATATGCGGCTCTCAACGCTTCGCCGACATTCCCTTCTTTGGTTATGTCAACGCAACCTTGAGTTCCTAAATCGACACGAACTCTGAACTTGGTCATAAATCCTCAAGGGTCAACCCACCCTTATCAAAGGGCGAGGATGCCTCGATGGTGGGTATGTGGCTCATGCCTTAACGCACTTGCATTGACCCATGCAAGCAACCGCTTCTGCGATTGTCATGCTGCCTTCGTTGATGAAGTCGGAATAGATGATTCCAGCGGATTGTTCAATGGTGAATCCGACCATGCGGATTTCAACATGGTTGCGGTGTCTATCATTGACTGCTGCGGTTCCTCTGGATTCTCGGTTGATTGCACCGCATCCGATTGCGTGAGTTCGGCCTTCGCCTTGATTGAATCGGTGAGTAATAACTCCGGTCTTGACGGTCTTGTCGGTTGAGTTATCAACATTGAACATTATCTCGACACCTTTTCGTGTGCGAATCTCAATTCGAGTCGAGTCTGTCTGTGCGCTCATATCTATGCGTTGGGCTACACCCTTATCAATGCTTTGGGAATATCAATGGAATTACCCATTAAATCGCCTTTTTTCAGGCGGCGGTTGATTGATTTCAAAGACCCTTTAGGGAGAACTTTCCATTAGTCAATTTGTAGCAAGCATCACGAACTGAATTGATGAATACTCGCTCGTGCTTGTATCGTGGGTATGAAGAGATTGAAGTGGTCTTGCCATCAACGATAGTCCAAAGGTTTGCATTTTCACCATAGACTTTGCATCCAGATTTCATCATTCCAAGACATACTTTGATTGAACCATCAGGCATTGGGAATGTGTGAATCATAGCCATTTTGTTGCGAACTAATGTGTTTGCTGTGCTGGACATGACCGTATCACCAACGATTGGGCGGTCTCTTTGTTCGTTATCGTAAAAGACAGAATGGAACAAAGCACCGAGATAGTGCTTCTTTGCTGCTGTCTTTTTTTGGGCATCGGTTCGGTTGTCAAAGTGGTTCGACATGGTGGGTGCTGACGGTTGCACCTTATCAATGCTTCGATTTATCAATGTCTTGGGATATTCAACAAATCGACAGGCTGGAGAATAATCGACGTTCTGTTTGAACGTGAAATGGTATTGAGTTCGATAAGCCTAATTATTCGCAATCGCGAATAGTCTGAAAATTGATTCGTAAATCGACAACGAAGAAGGCTTTCGCCAGACGAATAAACAGGAGATTTGGATTCACTATCAAGTGAATCATTCACTTCTTTTTGAATGTCAAAGTAGTCGTTGAACTCTTTCGTGGATTGCGTTTGTCTTGCTTGATGTTCGGCCAGATGCCCTTTGGATGCGCCTTATGCTTCTTTGTAGCCATACTCATTCGCCCTTCTTAGATGGCAAGCCATTGGCTTCAATATCGGCACGGATGAGGTTCTGAACAATTCGACCTGCGGCCACGCCAGATTCTCTCCACGCCTTGATGTAGTCAACGCAATCTGCTGGGAGATTGACGGTGATTTGTTTGAGATTTGCCTTTGGTTTTTTGATAACACCTGCTGCTTGCTCGGCTTCATCCAAAGTCATATCGGTTTGGAATCCAACACGGAATCTGGCATTGCCATGATGGCTCGTGCCGTTGCGACTCATCACTATCGAGTCAACGCCATCAACGATTCGAGCGACTTGTTTCAAGACAAATGCTAATTTTTTTGGAGTCTGTTGATAGTTCTCTGGGAGATTTGGGTCGGCATTTACACGTTCGCAGATTTGAGCAGAAGTCAATGGACCCGTTGCTTGGGAGTTCACTAAAGTAGTCAGGATTGATTTCATCAGGGGGTTCGGTATTTTAGTAGCCATAGGTATCACTTCATTCGTGTATTCCCACCGTCTTAAATTGTTCGGTTGACACCGATATCAGATGGGGGAATTGGATTGCTTTGTCGGCTTTACAATGAGGACAAGCAGCGTTGGCTTGTCGATTGGGGAATGACATTTTCACCAGCACACGACCATTACAGGCTTTGCATCGGAGTTCATCGTGATAGTGAGCAAATGCTGGAGATGCGGTGTCGATTGTCTTGCATTCTCGCTTGTCTTTCCATGCTGGAATGAACTCGGTTTCATCAATAGGGATAACAACCGCACCCGTATCAACCTCGCTCGCCAGAATCGACATAGCAATGCTGTGGTCAAAGGCATCCTTTTTGGTTGGATGAACAAACACCGATTCATTCAATTGAAATCCATAGGTTGCCTTTGCAGTATCGCCATCCAAGAGAAGCACCAATTCATCCACTTGTTCAGTAGTCATGCGAACATATTCATCAACACGACTACATATCTCATCCATCCCAGAATCATTGTCGGGATTGAATCTCCACCAATCGGGTGGAATCACATCGAAGTCGCTATCCTCTTCTGCACAGGACATGATTATGGGTCCAACGATTGTTCCAGATTGACGAACTGCATCCAACATGAATCCTGTTCCAACCCAATTCTTGATTGGCACGATTAGAATATCACCCTCATGCACATCTGGACTGATGCCATTGTAGCACATTATGGGGTATTGGGAGAGCAATGGGTGTGATGCACCATCCGGTTGAAACAAACGGCAATAGGCGGTGTTTAACGCATTACTATCGGGATGCTCACTAATGTGGCTATGTGCCGATACGGGTGGTTGGTTAATCTCGGTCTTAAGAACTTGAAGAATGGTATATCCAGCGACCATATTCTCGCCCCATTCCAAAGCGATTCTATCGGCTATTTGTTTCCAGATGAGAGGCATGGTATTACCAATCTGGTGCTGGAGTTCTGATTCCACACCAAGAACATTGGCTTCATCAACCAAATCACGATGCGCTTGTTTGCTCATCATACCCATGATTCCGATATGTGGATTAGAGCGATGTGCCAATCGGAAAATATCCATATGAGACAGATTGGATTCGATTTCAATTGAACGGCCATATGATTCATTGGCAATGTCAACATCGACATCGAGTCGCATGGCGATATCGGAATGATTGGCAGGGGTGTTCTCAATCGCCCAATACTTTTGCTTGAGATTTAACCTATCAGCAAGGTTCATTCTTATGGTATATTTGTTGTATTCGGTGGCTGGATATTCTTGATTCAGCAACCTCCTGAACGTATCAGGCTGGCCACTTTTTTGGGCGCTGCGAGATTGATGCGAGATGAGACCATCCTGTGTATGATGGCCAAAGTGATTGAGAGCAGCCTCTATGGTATCGGTCATTGAATGCACCGTATGGCCACCATAAGTGGCTTGGTATGATGGATAGGCCGGACTCATTGGAATCCCTCATGCTTTGTTCTTGATGGTGCGAACCATTTTACGGATAACCGGCATTGATTCACGGATTAAGTTCTTGCTATTGTTGACACGGACAGCGTTTGGATAATATGCGCTGGTGTCCATTCCGTCAATTCCAACGGAGAACAATCCAATGTCTTTGTTGGCGTTGCTCACGACATGGATTAAGTGTTCATCACAGTTCATGGTTGGTGGACAAGGACCCGCTGGTTGTCCGTCAGAGATAACGAATAACATACGGTTGCCAGACATAGGCTCAAGGCGATTCAAGCACCATTGAACTGCATATCCATCAGCGTTTGAGCCACCTGCGGTTGGTTGGCGGATAGCGGCTTTGGTGATTTGGTTAAGAGGTGCATTCATTTGTTTGCGGATTCTCATTGCTGTGGAATTGCCACTTGAAGCGAAGTCAACAATCTCGCAACCAAAGTTCAATTTGTCAAATACTTCTGCAAAGACACAGGCAGTTTGAGCAGCGTTTTCACATCGAGAGCCACCCATTGAACCAGATGAATCCACGAGGATAATCACATTTGCTACGGCCTTCTTTGGTTCATTCTTTTTCATAAAGAGGCGTGAATTGGTTTGGTGGTATGCTAATTTGCGACCATCAAGCATTCCACGCTTTAGACCACGCTCGTGCTTGCTGTTGTCGCCCTTGAGGGTGCGCTTGAGTTCGTTGACCATAGTGGTGATTGCAGACTTGTTCTGGCCTATTACAGCGTGGAATGATTCTGCGAGTTCTTCAATATCGACAGCGCCACGCTCAACGAATGATTCAGTGGTGTGGGTGATTCGGCAATCATGGCCACTGCCATCATTGGAGGATTCAACGGGTGAAATGATATCGGCCTTGTCTTTGCTGTTGTCAACATCACTGTCGAATCCATTCTTCAAATCGAGAGCGTCTTGGTATTCATCATCCATTGCGGCTTGGGTGTCAGCCCACAGTTCATCCATTTCAGTTTGATTCCAGCCTCTATCTCCGCCAGACCCCATCTCATCGGATTCGCCGTCATTGCATGGTTCGTCTTCGCCTTCGCCTTCGTTGAATGCGTGGGATGCTTCTCCATCGGAATCTGAATCGGAATCTCCTTCACCGGATTCGCCTTGACCTTCGCCTTCGCCTTCTCCTTCGCCATCTGCATCTCCAGATGAATCGGAATCTCCAGCGTCTTCGTCGCCTTCTTCACCATCACCGTCAGCACCGTCGCCGTTGCCTTCAGATTCTTCACCGTTCTCGTCGCTTTCAGAGCCATCGTTTGCATCAGAGGTTGAATCATCACCCTCTTCGTCTTCGTTGGCTTTAGAAGCCTTCTTTTGAGCCTCTTTGGATTCTTCTGCAAGTTCATCCATTTTCTTTTTCAAGTCATTGAATCGTTGGCGGCTCACTTCTT